GGATGAAATGGAAGAAGGGGCTACAGACGGTTCTAAGTCTCCACAAACCGATGTAAAGGTTACTTCTCGTTGGCATTCAGGAGGAAAGACGGTTTTAGCTTTCCACGAAACTCGGTCACTGTTTAGTGAGAGAGGGCAGCTATATGGAGAAGTTATTGACGAACTAATGAAAGGTAAGAAAAAGAAAAAACCTAAAGGAGGGTTTTAATGATTAACGAAGAATTAAAAAGAACACAGGAAAAGCTAAAATTTTCTGAAATTAAAAATAAGGTTCTAGCTGAGTTTATTTTAAATAAATTAGACTTAATAGATTTAGAATCCTTCTTATATGAATTTCATGAAGAAATTAAAAAACAAAATAACGATTAAAAGGAAAGGGAAATGGAAGAAACAAAACGACTACCTAAAAGAATTCATTACAAAGAGAGTAGAACAATTAACATCGGAGACTATGAAAGCATTAGATGTGAATTATCATACTCTACTGATGTAGAACAAATTAATGAAAAAGAAGCAACTGTAAAAATATGGGCAGACGATGTAGTTGATGTTGGAGAAGATAAAGATGCTTTTTCTAAATCAGCTAAAAGGGCTATGAGTAGGGTTCGTAAAGTATTAGACCTTAGAGAGGCTGATATTAGAGTACGAACTGGAAAATTTGTTGAACATGATACAGCAAAGAAAGCATTGTTCTTAGGTTTAATGGACGTTAAGAAATGGTATGCAAAACACGATAAATTCAAAGTTGAAGCTGATTTAATTGAAGACTTTGAAGATGGCGATACGGAAGAATAATGGCTTGTAACGATTGTGCCTTATCTAAGGCTTGTAGAAATTCTGGTATCTTTGGACGTGGTTCAAAGCCTAAAAGAACTAAATATATGTTCATTCAGGAAACACCGAGTAGAACCGATGATGCCCAAAACACACCTCTAACAGGAGAAGGGCAAATGAAGTTCTCCTACCTCTTGGATAAGGCTGGAATCAATCGTAAGGAAGTTTATTATACCTATGCTCTAAAGTGTAAACCGAGAGAAAACAGTGACATTAAAAAGAAGCATTTAGAAGAATGTAGAAAATACTTATTTCAGGAAATAATAACCCACAAACCAGATGTTATTATCCCAATGGGTAAATGGGCTTTTCAAGCTGTCTCTGACTTTACCTCTGTTAGAGAGTTTAGAGGTCACTTCACACACAAAGATTTTGAATTAGATTATGAAAAAGAAGTTAATGGTAAAACCATTGAAAGAAGTTTCAAATGTAAAATAATTCCAACTTGGTCACTTCACGGTTCACTTTATAAGTGGGTATATAACCCTGATATGATTAGCGATTTTAAGAAAGCTAAAAAGTTTGTAGAAGAAGGTGTAATTGATAGAAGTAAAGAGCCTAAATTAAATGTAATTTTATCAAAGCAGGGATTAAAAGACTTTGTAGAAAAGTATAGAGAAGTTGATTATGCTGCAACAGATTTTGAGACTACGGGTTTTGATTTTTGGAGAGACAAGATTATAAACACTGGTTACTGTGGAAAAGATGGTGTGGCAGATATTCTATACTTAGAGCCTTATAAAAGAGAGCACACAAAAAAGTGGGATAGGAGAGATGTTCAAAGAGCTAAAGAAATTAATACCTTTCTAAAGTTCAATAGAAATAAAACACTAGAAGCAATTAAAACTGTTAACAACTTTAAGCATTTAAAGTTAATTCTTCACAATGGTAAGTTTGATAGTAAGTTTGCAATTGCTAATGGAATTAAATATAGAAACTTTTGGTTTGATACACTTATAGCTGACTCTCTAATTGACGAGAATTTAGGACATAGTTTGAACGTTGCTATGGAAAGAAGGGGCATTAACTATGGCGCATACGACACACTTCTATGGCCATATATTAATAAGGATGAAAAGAAAAAGAAAAGTTATCAGTTTGTACCACCCACACTTCTTGAGAAATATTTAGGGATAGATACTTGGGGAGATTTTCAGTTATTCGCAAAACAGCTAACAGAACTAAAGAAAGAGGGGCAATTTAAACATATGTTTAAAAGGAAGATGCCAGCTCTGAGAGACTTAGTTAAAAATGAATATATTGGAGTTAAAGCGGATAAAAGACTATTTAAGAAATCTAGTAGGATTATTCAGAGAACGCAAAACAAGCTGTTAACTAAATTAGCTGATATAACAGGTGATGAAGAGTTTAATCCTAATAGCCCAAAACAAATTAATAACCACATGATTGAAAATGGTTATCCATTTAAGAAATTACAAATTAAGGAAAACAAATCAGGATATTCTACAGCTGCTAAAGAGCTAGAGAAGTTCACTAAATATAAAAAGTGGAAAGAGTTCCCACAATTGATTATCAATTCAAAAAAACTAGCAAAAATTAGAGGAACCTACGTTGATGGTAAAGACGGAAAAGGTGGGATGTTGCAATATTTAGATAAGCGTCACAGAATACACGCTAACTATAATATCTGGACTCCAAGGACTTCTAGGTGGTCATGTAATAGACCCTCTCTGCAAGTCTGGCCAAGACCAATTAAGGGCTTACCTAATATGAGAAACGCCATTGTTCCAACTAATAAGGATTGGCGATTATGGGAATATGATTACAGTCAGATTGAACAATGTGTAGTTGCTTCTTTAAGTAATGACCCTGTACTTACACAGCGTATTCAGGATGGAATGGATTTGCATTGTATTAATGCGGCTGACTTAGGAAGCCAACTCCAAACAATACCTAAATGGGTTAGCTATGAACATATGTTAGTGGCTAATGGTAAGGAATCATTAATAAAAGATACTGATGTTATTAATGAGATTAGAAAAGACTTAGAAACTCACGGAGCTGACATTAACTTTGTTGACCAGAGAACTAATGCGAAAGCAATTGGTTTTGGTCTTAACTACGGTAAAACTGCCATTACATTTGCTAAAGATTTCAAAATTGATATAGATGAAGCAGAGGAAATGGTAGACGCTTATTTTAATATCTACAGTGTAATGAAGTCTTGGAGAGATGGGCAAGTTGAAAAGGCTCTAACGGAAGGATATGTGAATTTATTATCTGTTAGAAAAAGAAGGTTTCACCACGCAATCGATTGGTTTAATAGTTCATTTTCTGAAGGTCTTTGGAGCACTAAGATGTTAAAAGAAGAAATATCTCGTCAGGCAATGAACGCACCTGTTCAAGGTGGAGCACATGATATTTTTGAGCCAGCAATTATTAGATTAAATAGAAGGTTTAAAAAAGAAGGTATGAAGTCAAGAATTTTACTTTATATCCATGATGGTATTTTAGGTGAATCACCACTAGAAGAACGTCCTTATATTGACGCAATTGCTATGGAAGAGATGAAAACTTTTCTAAACAAAGGAACACCTTTAGAAATAGAATTAAAGGTTGATGGCGACCACTATGATTGGGAATGGTACGGAAAGAAAATTAAAATATAGATTGGTTTTCAGTAAATAATTTATTAATATAGGTAACATTATTACGGAAAGGGAAATGGCTAAAAAGAAGACGAAAAAGACAGGGCAAACGTTCAGAGAGGTTATTAGAATTAATCGTAACAAGATTAATGATGAAATGGCTGAACATAGTGAATACCTATATGATATAGGTCTTAAAATTGAGCGTATATGGGAGAAAAAAGAAGCCCTAACCAATCAACTAGACGATAGAGAAGCTTCCTTATCAGCGGCTATTAGGAACAAATACAAGCGTTCTAAGATAGACGTAACCGAAACAGCTATTAAGCAAATGGTTAAATCTCACGAGGAATACCAAGAACTAAGAGATGAGCTTTCCAAAGTGGTAAAACTTTATAGGCTGGCCAAAATGAAGAAAGAAGTATTAAAAGAAAAGGGTGAAATGATGGTAAACATCAGTCACAACGTAAGAGAAGAAAAAAAGAAGAGTAATTATAACAGAACTTAAATTTCAGTGTCGCCCATTAAGGGTTTATTGTTTATGACAAAGGAGAAAAAATGGCATTTAAGATGAAGAGTAAGGCAACAAAGAAGGCTGTTAAAGCGGCCACAGAGTCCAGCAACGGAATGAAACGTTTCAAGTGGGATGACAACAGAGTGTCGGGGGAGTTTTTAATCCTAGCACCTGTTAAGGATGACATGGGGGCTGTCTTTACAGCTAAGAACCATGAGTATTGGGCTAATGGTCGTCCAATGTCCAGAAGTGGTACACCGAGCTACACAGCTAAAAATGGTGGAGAGGCCACGGGAGAAAAAGACAAGATTGTCGAAACAGGCTGGAAACTTAGAGACAAGTACGGAAATTCTAAAAACGAAAAGAAGAAAGATTTTTGGAAAAAGTTCCTACTTAGAACAAGTCACAATATCTTAGTCTTAGATTTAAAGAATGTTGAAGCAGGCCCTATGGTTTGGTCACTACCTCAAAGTGTTTCAGACGTTGTTCTTGATGAAATCAAAGACGCACTATCTGATGAAGATGGAGACTTAAGTTCTATCTGTGACTTTGATGAAGGTAGAAGACTATTTGTTAAAACCAATGGACTTAAAGGTAAGAAACGTAAATACAAGGTTGTTAAGTTTAAAGAACCTGTAAATCTTATTGAAGACGGTGCTATTGAAGAAGATGATTTAGAAGAGATAGAAGAAAAAATGGCTGACCTCTCATCTTTACAACTTCAATACAAAGAAGAACTCTTTGAAAAACATTATGAATTCCTTAAAGAAAAAGGAAAAAAGATCGGAATTGACATTGAGGATTTGGATGACGATGAAGAAGAATCTGAAGACGGTGATGAATATGAAGAGGATGATGAAGGATTAGAGGTTGATGAAGAGGATTTAAACATCGAAGACGAAGAAGATGAAGAAGAATCCGAAGACGAAGAAGAGGACGAAGAAGAAGATGAACCGCCTAAAAAACCTAAAAAGGTTAAAGGTAAAAAGTCCTCAGAAGAGAAGAAAAAGCCAGCTAAGGACACAAAGAAAAAGCGTGGAGTTAGAGGGAAGAAAAGAGGCACTAAGAAGTAGATAAGACTTTGGGGAGGGTTATTCCTCCCCTTTGTTTATAGGAAATGGAAATGGCAAAAGTTGATTTAGAAAGTCTTAACGACTTACAAAAAGAGGCAGTTTTATATAATGAAGGGCCTCTAACAATTTTAAGTGTCGCAGGGTCAGGTAAGACTAGAACACTTACAACAAAGATTGCTTATTTAACAGAAGAACTTGGTATTAGGCCAGGCAGAATATGGGCTTGTACTTTTACTAAAAAAGCAGCTAATGAAATGCAAGAACGGCTTTCTGGGATTATCGGAGAAAAAGCTGACTTTGTTAAATTGAGCACTATCCATAGTTTAGCTTTCAAGCTTTGGAAACAGGGAATGAGAAGTAAAGAACCTTGGTGGGAATGTCCTAAAATTTTAAGTAATGAAGGTATAGCTCAGTCTGCTCTCTATAAGTTTTTAAAGAAACACAGTTTCCCAAGCAAAGATGCTAAGGAATATCTGGCAAAAATATCACTATTCAAATTAGATAGAATTAGACCAAAAGACGTAAAGCAGAGAATAGAAGCAAATACAGGTTATCCAATTAGATGGGATAAGCCACATGAATTAAAGTGGGAAGAAAGCGTTTATTTAGTTTATAAAGAATATGAAAGATGGAAAGAAGAAAAAGACTATATCGACTTTCAGGATATGTTACTGAACTGTATTGATTTATTAGAGAATCCAAGGTTTGAAAGCTTTGTTTCAAAAGTTCAGAGAAACTGTGAATACTTATTAGTAGATGAAGCACAAGATACAAATACAATAGCTTTTAAAATTATGAAAATAATTGGTGACCAACATAGAAACATATCTATCATTGGTGATTTAAGGCAAAGTATTTATGGATTTCAGGGCGCAAAAATTAGTAATGCAAAACAATTCATAAATGAATATAACCCAAAGATGATTAACTTAAATATTAATTATCGAAGCAGCAGAACAATAGTTGAAAACGCTAATGAGGTAATTGCGAAGAGTACCGAAGTTATAGGAGAGCCAGCAATTACACCAAACCCTGAAGGTGAGAGAATTAGGTTAATTGGTAATTACGGACTAGCTGGTGAAGGGCAAAACATTTTAGACCTTGTGAAACATATGCACGATGTTGAAGGTCACGATTGGAAAGATATAGCTGTGCTTTATAGAATCCATAGCCAGAGTAGAGAGATTGAAGACCAGTTTTTATTAAATGAAATACCTTATGTGATATTCAGTAAGACAAGCTTCTACAATCGAAAAGAGATTAAGGACTTACTTTGTTACTTAGAGATAGCATTACACCCTGACAAGGCTGATATTAAGCAATATAAGCGAATTGCTAATAGACCAGTTAGATATATTACCAATAAGACTTTTAACGAGGTAGACGACATTGCTGACGATTTAGAGATACACCACAGTGAGATATTTGCTAGTCCTTGGGATTATATTTCTGATGGCCAATTAGTTAACAGTATTGAAAAATTAATGGGTGACATAACCCTTTTAAGAAGATATATAAATCAGGGTAAGGAAACCAGTGAAATCTTTAGATTTATATTGGAATCCCTTGGGTATAAGGAATGGGCAATTAACGAAAAGAAAATGCGAGATGTAGACGATGACGTTGAAATGAACTTTGAATCATTAATAGGTTCAGTACACAAGTTCAAAGACCCTCAAGATTTTTTAGACTTTGTTGATGATATTAAAAACAAAGAGAAGAAGAAAAAAGATGAGAACGGTAACTACATTAAGATGATGAGTATTCACGCTTCAAAGGGTAAGGAATTTCCAGTAGTGATTATAGCTGGAATGTGCAATAGAACTTATCCATTTTATAAGGCAGTTGAAGAAGGTAACGTAGACGAGGAAAGACGGGTTATGTATGTTGCACTCACAAGACCTAAATCAAAACTTATACTAAGTAATATTTTAAGTAGGTATGGGAAATTTAAAGTCAATACTAGCCCATACCTAATGAACATGAATGTAAATGTTCAAAGGGATATGGAAATTAACGATATCTACAATGAGATTGATTTTGAAATTCATAAAGAAATGGAAAGAGTAATTAGATTACCGAGTAATGTAAAAATAGAGCTTCCAAAGGGGAATTAAATGGCTGAAAGAAAAAAGAAACCAAGAGCAAAAGCAAAGAAAGTAACAAAGAAAAAGACAACTAAGAAAAAAGCCACTAAAAAGAAAGCAGTCAAAGAGTTTGACCTGTCAGATATTGAAAGTGAGCTAAGTTCTTTTGGTGCTACGATGTTTGATGAAAGTGAACCAGATGAAGCACTAGACTTAAACGCTATTCCTTTTAAATTTAAAGCACTTCAAAAAATTACAGGTGGTGTTTTTCAAGGAAAGTTCTTTGAGATTGGCGCATCCTCACAAGCGGGTAAATCATTTAACCTATATCAACTAATGGGTTCAGCTATAGAAATGGGTGGTTACGCCTTGTTATTAGACGGTGAGAGGGCTTTAGAAGAGTCTTACGCGCAGATGATGGGATTAAATATTAGAAGTAAGCGTTTTATGTTAGCTGAAAAAAGAACTAAGACTCAAAGGAAACTTGGGCTTAGAGGCGAACCGATTGTTAGTGTTGAAATGTTTTTTAAACTAGCTTACGCTTTTTGTAAAAATATTAGAGAACACGATAAAGACCGTTCAAAACCAATTATCATTGGTATTGATTCCTACCCGTTATTAAAAACAGATGATGATTTAGAGAAGCTTGAAAAGGGTAAAGACCCAATGGGTTACGCCTCAATGCAAAGAGCAGCTAAATTTAATACAGCGACTACAACTTACATACCTAAGTTTGACCAGTTGGGTGCGACACTTGTTTGTCTAAATCAATTAACCAAACGATATGATGTTCAATTTGGTGACCCTTGGGAATCTAACGGTGAGAACAAAATTAAATACAACGCTACTCAGAGGCTTAAAGGTAAGTTAGTTGGTAAAATTAAAGACAAGAAAACCAAAGAACAAATCGGGCAAAAAGTTCAGTGGAGTTGTATTAAGAACAGAGGTGTAAAGCCTTTTCAAACTGTTACTATTAAATATTACTATAACCGCCCAATTGATACACTATCTGGATTCGATGAACTGTTAATAGCCGATGGAAGCATTAGAAGTGCTACTAAGAAAATAGATGGGAAAACGGTTAAAGGATATAAGTTAAATGGTGGGGAAGATACCGAGAAATTTTATTCTCTCGATGAGTTTGATAAATTAGTTGAAGAGAATCCGCATGTTGAAGAACCTATCTGGACTAAAGAAATTGAACCTGATTTAGACATAGAAGAAGAAATTGATGAAGTCAAAGAGTACACACAGGAAGCTGAGTCATGATTAAGTGCATTTGGACTTCTGATTTACATATTGGTTTAAAGACAGATGAAATTGATAGAACAGATGAGATTGAGTCTGTCACAACCGATGTTATAAAGTATGCAGTTAAGCTTAAAAAAGAAGGACATACCGTAATCTTAGTTATTGGTGGTGACTTGTTTGATAAAAATAACCCTAGCGAGAAATACGTTGCAGTTATTATCAGACTTTTAAAACTAATTAAGAAGCATAATATAAAAACATTTATTATGGTTGGTAATCACGATGCAATCTTTGACCCTGAAAGACTGAGCTGCCTGTCCTTCATTAAAGAATTAAAACACGGTTATCCTTCAGTTGAGTTAGTTGAAGATGTTAAAATGGTTAAAGTGGGTGTCTTAGAAACAGGGCCAATGTACTTTACCTTTCTACCTCACATAACCAGAGCAACTATCCAAGCTAAGGTTAAAGATAATAAGCTTAAGGAAAGCCTCACACCTCAACAATATATCGAAGCTAAGACTAAGCGTATTGTTGAAAAGATTGGTCAGGCAGGGAATAACATAGCATTTAGTCACTTAAATGTTAGCGGTGCTCATCCGGGCAGTGAAGAGAACCTACTGAAAAGAAGCGATGTTTTTGTTCCACAGATTTTACTAGACCCGCCTATTGGTTATTCAAAGACAATGGTTGTTCAAGGGCATATCCACACTAATCAAATGGTGGGAGAAAATCTTTACATTATTGGAAGCCCTATCTTCTGTAGTTTTGGAGAAAAGATTGAGCCTAAGTATTTTGCAGAAATCAATATACCGGGAGAAATAGGTCAACCTAATGAATTATTTCTACATGAGACTAAATACAGGCCTTTCTATCAATTAGAATTGAACATGGTTGGTCAGACAGGAGAGTTCTTTGAGATACCTGAAGTGGTTAAATTCTTAGAAACTTTAGACACTGAAAGAAAACCTGTAGTTAAATTAGACATTGCTATTGACCCCGAATGTAATAACTATCAATGGTCTTTGATTAGAGAAAAGATTGCTAAAGATTATAACTGTTTTGTTAAAAACATTGTTCCGAGAATAATTGTTAAAAGACAAGTTCGCTCCGCTGACCAAAAAATAAATTTAACACCAAAGAAAGCTGTTCAAACGTGGCTTACAAAAAACTTTAAGAAAAACCCCAAAAAGGCTAGGAAGCTATATGCCCTTAGCCTCAAATACTTAGGAGAATAGTATGAATGATTTAGAGTACAAACAAAATGCAGCAGTAACCTTATCTGAAGAGTGGCATCTAACTGAACCTTCTCACTATATTGGATTGCATGGTGCAATTGGTATTGAAACAGAGATAGGAGAGATATTTGAAGCTGTAGCCGGATTTACATTTGACCCTATAAACTTCTTAGAAGAGATGGGTGACTTGCTTTGGTATAACTCAATATTTAGCAGGCTATTCGGGCTGGACTTTGATGCTATCACACCAACAGAAATTACAGACTTCAATCTTAAAGACATTGTTATATCAATGAAAATTGAGGCCTCTAAGATTTTGGATATCTATAAGAAAAGATGTTTTTATGGGAAACCTATTGATGCTAACCAGATTGTAACCTCAGTAACGATTCTCCATAACCTAGTTAACGCTTGTATTGTTAGTCAGGGGTCAACAATCGAACAGGTTAGACAGAAAAACATCGATAAACTTAAAAGTAGGTTCGGTGACAAGTTTGAAGCGGCTAAAGCAATCAACAGAGATACAAATGCAGAAAGAGAAATCTTAGAGAAATAATTATGGAAACAATCAAGTTAAGTAAACTTACCCTACACAATTTCGGAGTCTATAAAGACACGGAACTAGATTTTGAAGGTAGAGATATTGTTGGAATCTTAGGTCAATACGAAGGGGCTAAAGAACGCTCTAATCGGGCGGGTAAGAGCCTTATAATCGAAGCTATTAAATATAACCTAATAGGCAAGCAACGATACCCTAAAGCCTCCCAAATGATTCACAAGGGAGAAAAGGCAATGTTCGTTGAAGCAATCTACTTAGATAGCAACGGCCAGAAATATAAGGTTAAGCGAGGTGTAGACCATAAAGGGAAAGGTTTACTTAACTTAGATTGGATTGATAAAAGTAGAGAATCGCAGGAAGCTATTGAGGACTTATTTGGTATCACTAAAGAAGACTTTGAACTAACATCTTTTTTCCAGCAACAGGACATTAATGGATTTATGGATTTAAGTCCTAGTAGAAAATCAGAACACGTTATGAAGTGGGTTGATAATGTGCATTGGACTAACAAAGAAGGTTTAGTCAAACTAGATGTAAAACTCATCAAAGATAAAATTAAGTCAAACGACACCTTAGTTAGAGCCTTAAAAGGCGACCTAATGATGGTTGAAAATTTAGAAACTGAAAAGAGCGAAATTAAATCTTCTCTTAAAATAAAAACCAAGAAATTAATAAAACAAAAAGGTATATTAGCCGATATTCAAAAAGAAGAAGATAAACTTTCTGAAGATAGAAAAGGGGCTAAGAATAAAATAAATGAACTAACTGTAGAGCTGGGAGAGATTACAGAACAGAAGAAGCGAATTAAAAAGAAGAAAGAAAAAATAATTGAATTTGAAGAAATAATGGCAGAAACGAAAGCCGAGATTAAAGCCCTATCTAAAAAACTACCGGAGCTAACTCACGCTAAGTTAATTGAAAAGATTTCAAAAAGAAAAGTTGAACTGCAATTAGTTAGTGACACAATTAAGAAACTAAAAAGCCATAAAGGCGGGGCGTTGTGCCCTATACTGAACGAGTCGTGTGACAGAATAGCTTGCACGGATAAAATGCTGGATGACAAAGAAGAAGAATACCAAAAGATTAGTAAGGCTATTAAACATCTGAGAGCAGATATTGATATTTTAGAAGAACACGACGAGTCACAAAGAGACCTTAATGAAGTTCAAAGCGAGATTCAGGTTGTTAAAGAGCAATTAAAAAACATTCAAAAGCCTAAAGATGAAGATACGGTCTTAAAAGAAATAAAAAGATATAAGAAATCTTTAAATAATGAGGTAGCTGAAGAAGTTGGTGAAAGGCTTTACGAAGCTAAAGAAGCTCTAAGTGAATTAGAAAACAGTATTGGGATATTAAATACTAAAATGGGTACGATTAATGAAAAGATTGAAAGTACAAAGAATGATTTAGAAACAATAGATGAATTGGAAAAGAAAAGTTCAAAGTATCGAAAAAGGCTTGAAGGATTAATGTATATCCAGAGAATGTTCTCTAAGAGTGGTATTCCAAGTGCTGAGATTGAGAATGCTTTTCAGGAAGTAGAAGACAATATCAATTACATATTAAAAGAAATGAAGTTTGGCCCTACAGTAGTATTCAGTCCAGACAAAGAACTAAACAAGTGGGAGTCAGTCTGTGACTGCGGATTCACATATCCTAAAGGTTATAGAAAGTCCGACTGTGAAGAATGTGGAAGCGTTAGATTAAAAGCCCGTAAAGAAGAACTATCTCTTAAGATTATTGAGAATGGTGAGCAGAGTGACTTTGAAGGCGATAGTGGTGGAGGTAAAACCATTGTTTCCTACGCTGTTAGAATTGCTCTTACAATGCTTAAACGTAAACAGTCTAAGATTAAACTAAATATGTTATTTTTAGATGAGGTTGATAGTGCTCTAGATTCTCACCTAGCTTCTACGATTACAGACAGTATTACAAAATTATTGACTAAGAAACTTGGCTATGAGCAAATCATTATGGTATCTCATAAGAAGGAAATACAGAACGCAGTTCCACATATCATCACAGTAACTAAGAAAGGTGATTATAGTGTGGCTAAGTTTGCGGCATAGGTAAGGGAAATTATGGAAGATAAATATTATATTGGAATTGATTTAGGTAAAGCGGGAGCATTGGTAGTTCTTAAAAATGGTAGACCCCATGAAAGAATAGTTATGCCGAAAATAGGTAAAGAACTAGACCTTAGAGGTATCTACGATTTTTTAGCACAGTATTGTACTCACGATGCCCATGTAGTTTTTGAGAAAGTTCATGGAATGTTTGGTTTAATGAAAAGAGCGGCTGTTTCATTGGGGCTTCAAACAGGTTACATGGAGATGGCTTGCGTTGCTTTAAATTTACCTTACACAATGGTTAGCCCTATTAGTTGGCAAAAGGTTTTATTTAAAGACGCTAAAATTCAAACAAAAAATAAAAAGACTGATGAAGGTAAAACTAAACAAGTTAAGGATACTAAGAAAACAGCTCTGTTGGTTGCAATGCGATTGTTTCCAAAAGAAAATTTTTTAGCTACTAAACGAAGTAAGGTTCCTCATGATGGAATTGTTGACGGCTATTTATTAGCTGAGTATGGAAAAAGGAAAGGATTATAATGAAGTTTGTTGGTAAGGCTAAGGGTAGAGTTATTCGATGGGATGCAGAAAAGAAATTTGGGTTCTCTAAAATTGATGAAATATTAAGTGGAGATGTTTATAAGTCTTCAGGTATGGGAGAAGACGCTTTCGTACATCACAGAGAAGTTAATATGGAAGGTGTTAGAAAGTTAATCCCTGGACAAATAATTCAGTTTGAAATGTTCAGAGGGCCAAAGGGAATCACAGCTAAAGAAGTAGTTGTTGTAGGTGAAGCTTACGATGACGAAGGAGAAATTAATGGAAACGTCTAAAATTGAAACATTTAAAGAAAACGTCACGGTTAAGAAAGTTGATTATCGAACCGGTCAAAGAGGCGATGTTTTTATGTTGGTTCATTTAAAAACTACAACCAAACTTAAGAAACACAATATCAACGCTATGATTTTTAGAGATATTGAAAATAAAAGATTCCTAATGAAAGGAACAAAACTCAGAGTAAAAGTTGATGAGCAATTAATTCCAGAAATTGAAGAAGTTTTGAGTCAGCCTGTAGGAGAGTTAGAACTCCCTACTAATTGCACAACTTGTAAAGGTGACCTAATAACTGTAGACGGTGTTATTAAATGCCCTAATGTTTATTGTTCTGCTACTTCAAGAGGGTTCTTATTTAAGCTGTTTAAATACGCCTACCCTGAATTAGACCAAAGACTTCTAAAAGTTTATTTAGATGGTTACGTTTACTCACAAGCTCAGACCAAGGTAGATAACCCATATGAGTATTTTGTTATGTTCTCTGCTATTAGTGACCATAACACGGAAGGTCGATTAGCCCACTGGAATAACTTTTATAAAGAGAACGGTAATATACTTTGGCACATAGATGTAATGGTTCAGGAGTACCTTAAGCAAACTTCCTTTAGTGCTGAGAGCTTTTGGGATATTTGTAATTTCCCTAACTTAAATGAAAAAGAGTTAAAAGCATTAGGAGCAATTTCACCGCTAGAAATTTTAGATGGAACTGGAAAAGAAAAACTTAAGAAGCTTCCGGCCAGATGTAAAAAAGTAGTTGAAGAGAACCTAGACTTTGTACTATTCTTAAAGGGTATCTATTATAAATTTGGAGTTAAAGTATGGCATCAAAATCAGACCTTAAGGAAAGATTATCAACTCTAAGTGATTGTGTTAAAGATTCTGTCTCAGGCATCAAACAACTTAAAGGAGATGCCTTAGATACTTTCAAAAATATTTTTAATATTGAAAGTGATGTAACTATTTATTTCAGTGAATATAATGTTGTTGTAATGGATACAATTACTCATCAAGCAATTTTGCCATATATCAAGTCTGAAAATTTAGTTCTTAAAGTTGAGATGCCTGAGTTTGATTCTTATCTTTGGGTTTATCAATACTTTAACGAAAGAGTTTTTAACGACTACCTTAAATAGCCCGCTCTCTCATTTCTTTCATATAAGCTTTTAAGTCTCTATCCAGCATCTTATTAATGTTCTTATTGAAACCATATAAACCAGACCAATATTTCATCTTATTGTTATACGCCTGATAAATGGTTCTATCAGCAGCAGACTTAATAGCGTTCTTATACCTGTCTTCCGTATAGATAGAGCGAAGGTAGTTTTCAGCCCATCGATATAAAGTTGTGTAAGTATTAAAGTTTAATTCTTTGGCAAAATCTCTAAGATTAAAACAATCGCCTGATTCACTGTTTTGAAAATATATGGAAGCTACTGCTAATTTACCAATCTCTTTCCTTAGTTCCCTTTTAGTTTCACGACAACCAGATATCTTTAGTGCGACCATTTTTCTTTGAGCATCGTTAACAACTTTTAACCACTTTAGTTTTTGCCTATTTTTCTGAGGGATTCTAACTAAGATTCTAATAGAAACATCTTCTATTAGCTTAAATTTACCACGCTTAAATCTAACATCAATGGGCTTCTTTAACTCCCCATTGATATCGACTTTAGAAACTGAATAAATGTTCCGGCCACCGACTTTCTTTTTAGTGTGAACATAAATATAATTCTTATTCTCGTATAAATACACTTTTCCAATCTTTAACATTGCCCTTCCCCGTTGGTATTAGAATAATATAGGCAGTCCATTATTCAACGATAATCCTGATACTTTTAAACATTTTTTATTTAATAATAGAATTAAGCCCATTTGGGCCATTTAAGCCCTATTTAGTGTTCAGGGCTATAAAGTCACAAATAAGCACTAAAAGTAGTATATGGGCTATATTTGGGCGAAATATGCTCGATATAAGCCCCAATCTATAAAAATTAATGACTGCCTATGATTATTGGCGGTTTTCAATTAAATATAATGCCTCAAAGGGGAGTCCATGAAATATAAAGGTATTGATAAAAATAGTGATGAATTTGCACAGTGGTTAACAAGTTGCCACTATCCAATTGGAAATAACACAAAGATAAAAAAGAAATTTAATAAAGCGGAGTTTCAGAAAAACCTAACGCAAAGTCACATGCACGGTTCTATCGAGGTCTATCAGGTTATTTTAACAATAATGAAAGAGATTGGAGAGTTGGACGATAAGAGTTTACATGGACAAGATAAGTTTGATTTAGTCTTAGGAGAAGTTGAGCAATTTGCAGTTAGTTTAATGAGCTCCTTTGAAAAGCGATATTCAAAAAAGTTTTCTTATAAGCCTAAACATTCAATTGAAGATTTAAAGGAAAGAGTAACAAAGTGGGACGTTCAAATAGAGGGATAAAAAAACCTGACTGAACCCCACACACATCCTGTTTTGCAAATATGGATTCAGTCAGGATTTTTAACTCATCCTGAGTTTATTCGTCAATTACATCTAATCTATCGTAAGAACCTTTCGTTCTAACACCACCGGGAAAAGCCCCTTGGTCAATAGTCATTTTAAAAGATTGGTTAGGTCCTCTTTTTAGAGAAGAAGTTTCTTTTTCTAATAAAGTGATTCTAACCCTACCTAAGATTGCTTCACCAATGATTTCAACAGGTGTATAAGCGTTGTAACCATCAGTCAGCCTTGCCGTTCCAGCAACTAGAACTTCATTACCCACACCACCATGTTGAGCCTGATTAGTCGGATTAGCTGTATTCCAAGCATTTACGATTGTATCTAAGTCGGCTATCCCATCAAAAACTAAACTAATTAGGTTACCATCAGCACCAGCGTTTACAGCACTTAAAGCAATGTTGTCATAAGTTAAGTTAGCAACCTGAGCTGGAACCTCAACATTATCAACAGTGAGCTTTCCCCTGTCTCTAGTATCAAAAGTAAATTGGATATTGGTAGCATTAGTTAAATCAAATGGGTCACGAGTCAAAGGGTCTTTAACCCTAACAACGATTGAAGCGTCTGCCCCTGAATTTATTTCTACACGATTAGTTATACTCATCTAAATACCTTTCCTTTATAATAGTCTCATGAAGAAGTCTCGATTTCAATATCAGGCTGATTTTCAGGCTCAAGCTCAATATTTGACTCTGACTGTGCATTTAATTCCGCATTTGCTGGGCTTGATATATCTAATTCAATATTAGACTCGCTGGTTACCTCAAGACTTAATTGAGAAATTTCAGTAACGTCAATTTCAGCATCAGTTGGAATAAGGCTATTAATAATCTTGTTTAATCTATTAATTACAGTTTCTATATCATTACTTGTTGTATTGAGTCTTCTGAAAACATCTCCAACCCTATGAGAATAATCGCAAGTTGGAATAGTGAATCCATTATCATCGTAAATTTCATAAATTGCAAAAATCTCAAGCTTACCTTCTGGAAACAATAGATTTACAGCGTCTTTGAAATAATACTCACCATCACCGATGTTATTTAAAGTAAAAGGTGAGCCTGTTAAAACATTACCATCCTCGTCTTTGACTATGGCCCTAACGAACTTAGTATTATCACTCTCAGGTAACAATAACCTAAGAACAATCGGTTCACCTGTCTGTATATTAAATCCAGTGCTCATTATCCGATACCACCAATATTTAACTCGTACAGGACCATCATTCTAATTGTTGTTCCATTAGCATCAATAATATTATCTAACCAAAAGTCATTAGCTAATTCCATTTCTTCAATTATCTGTTTATTTGAATCTTCAACAAACGCATTAAAATGTTCTTTATACGCACCTAAGAAACGTCTACCAATTGTAATAATTCTAGCTTGTCTCTCAGGTTCGGACTCACCAGATAAAGCCGGAATAGTGGCTGTCATAGTTCCTAAAATTGGAAGTTGTAAACCCTTAACAATATTACCTCTTCTTCTAATACCTTCATCAATCGCACCCAATAAATCGGTGTTATAAAACTTTTCAGTATATTTATTAGGTGTTGCATCTGTACCGTCTTCTCTTAACCATGTTCTAGTAGTTGTTCGTCTAACAGCAAAACCAATAGTGTCACGCTCGTACGCAACATCAACCTTAATAATTAAGTCATTGGTTGTTCCATCTCCGTACCAGTAAATTTTATTAAGCTCGCCATGATTAAAAGTTCTACGAGCCTGAAGCCTAGTTACTAAACCTGTTATATAATTCCGCTCAATGGGAGCAACATTTAAGTCACTATCCGCAACAGGTATGAATCTGTAAATTCTAACGTGGTCGGGTTCCTCTTTAACTAGGGAAACAATGTCTGATTCATCGGACATATGCTCTGACATATCTGTGTAATATTCATCCGTCTGAACTAAAGACTTATAACAATAATCGCCATTAATGATATAAAGGTGTTTAAAACCAATATCTCTTTTAGCAATCATAGCTTCTTCTCTACTAGGGAATATTTTTTTATAATATAAAGCCATTTAAGCCTTCCTTAAATTAATAATTAAAGCAGTAAATCTGTTATTGGTTGAAAGTGTAGCATTAACTGTTTCGCTAGGAGAATCTGAAGGTAGTTTTTCGTAGACTACAAATCTGTTACCGTTACCATCTAAAACATTCGTTTGTTCAACATATCCAACTGTAACACCAGAAAGCGTACCGCCTGAACCAGAGCCTAATGTAAATATACTAACACCGTCATCTTCAGCGGTAGCATTAACGCTAACGGCAGTTTCCCCAGCATCTAAAGCAGATGAACCAGTTCCAACTACAGGGCTTGTTTGACTAACGCTCTGATAAATACCGCTTGAAACACTAAAGCTATCAGGGGCATTAGTGAAGTCAACGTTAATAGCTTCTGAAGCCCCTAAGTTTGCTAACTGTGCATTAGTTAATTGAAAAATAGCTAAATCATTGCTAAAACCATTTTCAACAAATTGCGAAGTTATTTCTGTAGCAGTTTCCGAGCCAACCGTAACAGCTACAACATTTGAAGTACCGGCCCCATCCTCATTAAAGACGACTATAAGCCCAAGTTTTAAAGGGTCAGCACTTACAGGGTTGTTAAAGGTTGTACCAAGCTCCCAAGCCCTACTAATAGAAACAGGGTCAGAAATACTTGTACCCACTCCCCAATCAATATCCCTTTTTGCTCTTGTTAATGACATTTATCTAGCCTCGACTGTGATTGATGATGTACCTACTTCTTGCAGTGTAACAGTACCGCCAGCAGTAGACTCCCTTTCAGCTGTAACAGTAACAATATCGTTAGCATTTAATATAAATTCATCACTGATGATATAAGATGCCTCATTATGACCTGTTGAGTTCCTAATGTAACCTGTGGCAGCAATATCTCCTTGAGGTGAGCCGTTTATGGCAAAACGTATTCTGGCACTTGAACGAGTAGAGACACTTCCAACATGAATATTCGCTTTTACCTTATAACTTCTAGTCTGCGGAACTTGAATACCGTTTCCAACAACTGTGTAGAAATTGTTTTCGTTTTGTTCAACTGTTCCAGTAACAGGTATAGCAGTAGGAGCAACAGTATTTATATTTGTTGTTGTATTAGTGTTTCTAACTTTAATTAAAAACTTTTCAATACTATTCTTATCTTCCGGCCTGTTATCAATTAATAAAAGGTTATCTGCATCTACAGCAAAAAGAACGACATCGTTAATAGTTGATAAAGGTTCTGTTATTGAAATTTCACCAGCAACTAATTCAGAAGTAAAGTAATATCTACCAACACTTAATCCGTGACTGACAGCATTTATAAAACTTCCACCACTCTGAATCCTAATTTGGTTAGCATTAATAATCTCAGTAATGTAATAAGCACTTAAGGTTTGTAGTGAGTTTGCTTGAGCTAATTGAACCAATCCACTTGTATTGCTATAAGCCGGTTTTGGTATTCCGTTAGTTAAAGTAAAACCGTGATTGGGTTGAGTAATAATTAATTCATTTTTAGATACTGGAAATACGTTAACCCAATTCACACCATTGTATTGAAGAATTTGGTCTAATAAAGGGCTTGTAATTATTGTGTCGTTTAAATTGTTTTGACCTAAGCTAACTGTTCCTGTCTCACCGTTAACATTCTGAACAGGAGCAGCAGCGGAGGCGGCAGTATTAAAGTTTGAAATGGTACTAGCTAACTGTGAACCCTGATGATTAGCCCTATTTCTATTAGCTACATCTCTAGCATTTAATTGTGTAGTCGTTTCAAAATCTTGAATATCAGCTGGTTGAACAGGGGCTAGAGCTGTTGCTTCAGCAGCCGTTGTATATTGTGGATGGGGGTCACTTGCTGCCTCATGAGCTGCTATTGCCGCACCAATGGCAGCTTGGTCATTTAGACTACTAAAATCCACTGTGAATGTGCTACCGTCATCTCTTGTGAAAGTTGCAATACCTGTTGCAGCGTTTAGAGTGCCGTTTAAAATTCTAGCTAAGTTCGTATCATCTAAGAACTGAGTTAAATCAACATTAACTGTATTACCAAGTTCATTGGTATAACTTAGAATTTTTGTAGTGTTATTGAAAACGAGGTTAGTAACTGTTTGATTAGCAACAACCTGAGAAGCAAAATCAGAAATGGTACTAGCTGGCTGTGAACCTTGATGGTTCGCTCTATTTCTATTGGCCACATCTCTATTATTGAGTTGAGTGGTTGTTTCAAAGTCAGCGATATCCGATACCTGAACAGGGGCATTATCAATTACACCCTGAGCAAAATCAATAATGTCGCCTATTGGGTGCTGGTGTAAACCGTTTGCATTTGAACCGTCCGTTAAAGTCTCTAGCTCACTAGCTGTTACATCTGTATTTACGTCTGCTTGGACAGCTTGAGTTAGTGTAACTGTATGTGGATTGTCATTTGGTAACCCATCGTGTCTACCTTCGTTTAAATATTGTAAGTGGTCATCGTCTTGTAAACCACCTAATTCACCGTGGTCGGTAATTGCGGCATTTTCTAAATTTGTAACGTCTTGGGCTATGTCGTTTAAAGCTGTTTGGGTAGCATTAGAAATAGGCTTATTTGCGTCACTGGTATTATCAGCATTGCCTAAACCAACCTGTGCTTTCGTAACATTGTGAGGGTTATCTTGAGCCAGGTTATCGTGTGCGCTTTCATCTAAGAATTCTGCATCGTTATCTAATTCACTGGTTAAAATATTTGATGGGTTAATACCGATAGTTAGTTGTTCAGCATTACCATCATTAGTCTCAGAAACGACTACCTTATTATCTGCGGGTACAATCTTTTCAATTAAAGGCCCCATTGAGGCATCGTTAGCTGAAACCTTCACAGTTCCGTCAGAAAGTGTTCCTGTAACCTCAACCTTAATTCTATCGTTATCATTAATAATATTGGCTTGCTGTTTTGTATCGTTTTTAGCAACTCGAATTAAGTCTACATCTTCAATTATTACAAAACCATTGTGGGCAGCTATAATACCAGCTAAAACACCTTCTTCTGGTGTTGATAGGTCCGTCTTAAATGTTACAACAATAAATTCCGCGTTCTGTGAATCAAAGATACTACCAACGTCACTCAGTCCAATTAAAATATTAGGATTGGCGTTTATTTCTGAACGAAGTGTTTCAACATTTACAATGTTATTAACTGTATTCGTTACTGGGAAATTAAATTGCAAAGCCATTTATATACCTTTAACCTTTGAAAGTTTTATATCAGCGTATGAGATAACACCTATACCACCATTAGTGGTTTGTCCAAATTGCCACCTAAATTCTATCGTATCATCGGAAGCTATTTCAATAATATCCCAACCAGACCTTAACTCATTGTCGTTATCTAAGCTAAAGGAATTTATAACCTCACTCTTTTCTAAAACAATCCAAGTTCCTGTTCCACCAATTCGATACTCCAATCGGCTTCCAACAAGTTTACTCTTCTTAGTTTGACCAACTTTTGCCACATAATCAACTACATAAACGCCCGCTGGTTTTATAGTGGTCAAAAAGGGGTATCCTGTGTCAGTTGTGCCGTTTCCTGATTTAGTTATCCAACCATTAGAAGTTGTGGTTTGAAGAGAAGAACTTGAATATGATTCAAAGTTAGTTAAAAGTTCTTTGATTGCATCGGTGAGGTTTTCTGCGGTAAGACCTGTATCTGTATTATCAAAGAATACGTTCTCACCATTTAAGTCTAGTTCAACACCGGCACTAAACTCTTGGCCATCTCTTTCGTAATATAAAACCTTATATCTAATTTGTGCCATTTAGTTCTCATCTATTCTAAAAGTAAAAAAGGGAGGTTTTACCCTCCCAATCTCATTAAGAGTTTACTTTGATTAATTCCCAATCAATAAATAGGTCAGTAGCGTTTTTAGCATAACCTACTCGCCATACTCTCGTACCAGCAGCACTTGGCTTGGTAGTAGTAAGAGCACTTCCATCCCAAAAGTATTGTGTTCCGGCAACACCACCAGAAATAACTCCAGCAGCAACTTCACCTTTTTGATATGTTTGAACAACTTGTCCAGCAGTACCCGCTTCAAAAGCAATTCCACCCGGCTTCTCATCAACAGTTACATCAAGTGGACGAGTTAAGTCGTTTCCAGCAAATGTTAAGAAGTCACCTAATGCAACTGTCTCACCTGTATCAACAGTGTACTCAATTCTTGGAATATCGACATTTTCAAGCTCATTAGAAAGGTCTTCTAAAATTCCCTGAATAGTTGTTGCACTAGATTGTGAGATAGTTGTTGGGTCAGCACCTATAATATTTGCACCCTGATTAGCACCGTTAGCACTTAAGTCAGAAGCAGCAACAGCTCTTTGAGTTCCCATCTCTGTAGCAGTATCAGCAAAATCAATTTCTAAATTATCAGCACCATCGTCTTGTAGACCTGTACCAGCAAAATCAGCCGGTTCAACAGCAATCTCATCAAGAACAAATTTTAGCCCACCATTGGCAGCTAATCTAACAGAAATAATATTTGAAGAAATTAAAATACCTTGTCCAGCAGCTAACTGTGAAGGACTTGTGAATTCTTCCCATACAATATCATCTATTCCAATTGTATGAAGACCTTCACTACCTGTACCAACAGAAGAAATAAAGAAAGGCTTACCACCGTTTACAGTACCACCAATAACCTGTGGAATATAAACACCGTTTACAATCTCAGCTAGTGGGTTGTTATCTTGGTCAGCAGAACGAGTCATAGGAGTAGCTGCACCATTCCATTCATAAATACCGTTTTCAGTTGGGTCAGTTTGGTCTTTAACTAAAATTCTATCAACAAGACCTGGTGTTACGCCATCAATAGTGGCTGGTGCACTTGAAATATCAATGTTACCAGTAGTGGCAGCAACAACATTACCTTTTGGTCTTAGACCTTGAGCAACGGCATCAACATAAGCTTTGTTAACAGCGTCTAAAGCACCTGTGATACTTGAAGCATCAACACCTACGTTAGTAATCTTATTACCACCTAATGATTGGTCACCTGTGAAAGCCCTAGTACCATTAACAAGAATATATTGTGTATGGGGGTCACCTACTGTTAGGTTAGATAAAGCGTTGTGGTCAAGCTGTGCTTCTAATCCAGCAAGATTTAACATTGTCTGACTAATTAACCCACCGCCATCTAATCTAATAAAACTACCAGCAGAAGGAAGTCCAGTTGAAGTATCAATAGCACCATTTAGGTCACCCAATAGGGTATCAGTTAATTCAAAGTTGGCAGTTTTAAAACTTTCAAACAATAAACTATCTGAAACACTTGTTTCTTCATACTCACAATTACCATTTACAAAAATCAATTTCGATTGATCGGCCATGTAATCCTCCTACGGTCACATTCAATTATACTTTTACTTCTAAAGTGTCGGGGTCGTAGCCAAAATTTTTAATATTACCTAACTCTCTGCCAACTTTTGTCACATACTCGGCTTTAAGCAATCCAGCTTTTTTCTTCTCGGTCTTAAAGTGAAATACCGCAGTTTCGATATCTCGCTTCTCTTTTTCAGCTAACTGAATTCTAAGTTTCATATTCTCAATTCTAAGCTCTACGTTCTCTTTCTTATGTTCTTGTTTAAGAATCTCACCGTCTAGCTCTTTAACTTGTGTATCGAAACTTGAAAACTTATTAACTGTATCTTCAAGTAGATAGTTTACACCATCTTTCCTTTCTATGTACTCGTAAACAGGTTTTTTCGGCTTTTTGGGCTTCTTGACTTCCTTTTTACTCGTATTCTTATTTTGCACCTTTGGGCTAGTTTTTGCAACTTGCTCAACTGGCTTGTCTACTTTAGCTTTTAATCCCTTCATTTTAGCTCCTTACTTTACTTTAATTTAATAAATCCTTTAATCTTTGGACAGTATATCTAGTTTTAGTTGTTTCGCTTTTAAAAAATTCACTCTTGCATTTATTCCAACTATCTGAATCTATGTTGTAAAAGAATACTCCAAGTTTCTTTCTCTCATCCGTTATTTTATAATCATCAAAGGTCACATTTTTAACAACCTCCAACCAAGCAACAAATAATATATCCTTAGTTGCTTTCCTCATGCTGACCTCTTAACTCTACGATAAACAGGTGCGAAATCAATAACTCCGTCACCAAAACTTCTACCAATCTCTTGAGAATAGTTAACCATAGGGCAAGAAGGGCTAATACCGCCCCCTAAGCCCACAAATAGCCTACCGTTGTCAATAACAGTAGATATCTTAATTATCCCGCTAACGAGGACCTTAGCGTTATTATCACTGTATTTTGAAATCACGATTCCAATAATAGGACTGGGAGTATTATTATCTTCCGCTGTCACTACCGTATTTGGAGTAGACGGGTGAAGATACACTAAGTCACCAACTTCTACAGTTGAAGCACACTCCATGTTCTTTTGTTTTCGTGCTTGTACAAGCTGGGCACCGGCCATTTTCTATTCTCTTCTCTCATCTGATTTTATAGTTCGTTTAATTTGTTCAGGTATTCCTTTCTTAAGTTTCTAAACTCTTCAATTCTAACCATTCTGGCAATACTATAATCCTGTGCTTCAGCTAATTTAGCATCAGCATATTCTTTAACTATCTCTGGTGTGTTTAACAAAGTATCAATTTCAATATTAGCTGATGGGATATCAAATCTTGAAGTTAATCCAGCATCAGAAAACAAAGAGGGAGAATTGGACATTTTTTCCCAAGTAGAATTATAAGCCGTTGCAGATTCCGTTGAGTAAGTTCCAAAAACTGTAAACATAGCCTCTCTAACATCTTTATCCATTTCGTTGTAGGCTTCTTCAATCTTATCTTCAAAATACTTAAGCCAATCAGGTTGAATATTTATGTTAGGAGCAAAGTTTTTAATCTCTGTATATTCAGGGTCGAGAATTTGAACTTCATCCCATCTATCGTCTTCAGGATTTTCTAAAACATACTCGCCTGGGTTACTACTATTTTCCCATGCTTGAACCAGTGGCTTAACCTTAACTATTTCTTCGCCTTTAAACCAGTAAGCTTCAACATCTGTTAAAACTCCTTTTAAAGGAAGATTTTCCATTGATTTAGGAATTACTACACGAGCTAGACTATTGTAGTGATGACCTGTTAATCCACGAACCACTTCTTCATCCGCAATTAACTCAATATCCCCAATCGACCTTCCATTAATTTTACCATTAACTATTAAAGCTATTTTCATATTATTCCTTATAGTTCTGCGTCTGCTTCAAAATGCCAAGAGTAGGGAGCACCGTTAACACTTGTGAAGTCCACAATAAAACCCATTTCACCTAAAAACACATTATCAACAGAGGCAACAGTATCAGAGCTTGAGCTTAAATCTCTAACTCGGTTTACTGTACCTGTAACAGGGCTATAAACCGTTCCAACAGCCGGACCCCTTTTCCTAGTCACATACATATTTGGCGAGGATTGGGCAGCGGTTAAATTCATCCTGTCTATCTTTCTTGCACCAACATTTGTAATTGTTCCAATAGCTGTTTCTAGGTCATAACTTTTTTCATAATAACGCTGACACAGTACCAACTCTTCAGCCCAATTCTCCGCAGCCGTTTTAAATTCTATAACACCCGCACCTTCATGAAGCATTAAACCTGTAATTGTCTGAGTAAAAGGCGAATCACCATTTAAACCCGCACTTCTTTTATCTCCAAATATTCTTAGCTCTACACCATTTTTCATAGCCGCTGTCATTTGGAATGTGTAATTGAATCGTTTATATTCTGTACCAACATCTTCAAGGTCACCCAAATATAAAGCCTCATCAAAATCAGTTGAAGCACCGCTATTCAATTGAATAATATTAACAGCACTAAAGTCATCGACTCCTTGAGGTGTTGCTAATCCAACCATTACACCTGTAGCACTTGGGCTATTACCGGCAGCGTAGAATGAAAAGGTCAAAAGCGTTCCAACTGGTATATCTCTTAAATAAACGGATTCAACTCTGTGCTTAACTGCGCCACCACCAACATTATCAACGCTTCTTAAAGCATATTTAAAGGAAACATCGTCTGGTAAAGTTAGAGCACTAGAAATATCCTCCCTAATTAGAGCACCGTTTGATGTATCACCTAAAAACCTATCAGGGCCATAAGTGTTACCCGCAACGGTAATATTTGTTCCTCGTTGCCAAAAGTCTAAAGCCCCATTAATTATAAGGTTCTTCTTATTTTCATTTGGTGTTGATAAAGCTGTTTCAATTCCCATTATTAAATCCTTATAATTCAGCTTGCGCTGTCCAATGCCATCTAGCTAATTGCCCCGCTGTTAAAGTTGCTGAAGGGCCAAATAACATTGTGACACCATGTTCACTTGCGTTTGTTCCACTAGCACTAAAGTTTTGCCCAATTGACGCATTATTAAAAGTATTAGGTGCATCAAATGTCACTGTTGAGTAAGGGGTATAGACGGGTTGTACTCGCTTACTAACAGCAAACTGTATGTGCAGAGCCCCTGCATTTGCAAAGTTTGTAGCAGCGTAGTAATAGACTTCACCTAAGCCTGTAGCTAAACCCGGCCTAATATCAAGAGGATATGTTTTTTCAAAATATCTTTGGCACAAAACTAATTCTTCAGAATAATTTCTACCCGCCCTTGAGAAAGGAACTTCGTTTTCAAATATGGAACCAAAGTCTTTATCAAAAACCATTACCTCTGAAAACTCAATATAGTTACCAACATCTGAATAAAGATTAACTTGATTATTAGATGCTCTATAATTTTGTGGAGTAGATAAATTCCATGAATCGTTTGTATCGCCTCTTCTATCAGAACCGCTTGCTAAGACAATATAGGCTGTCATACCAATACCAATTCCGTTGTCTCCAAAATAATCTACAGGTATCTCAACAACTACTTCTTGCCATGAATCAGCTAAAGTAATGTCAACTTCCTTTAGATAGTTCTCACCATTTTGAGTTGTAAAACAAAATGAATAGATACCTGTTTTATTTGTTCTAACCCATGTTCTAAAAATTGCTGTCTTATTTAAAAGGTCATATGAAAAATTACCTTCCATGTGTTGACCGAAAACAGAGTAATCGCTAACCGTTGACATATCATCAGCACTTGTAACCTCAATCCTTATAGCATTAGGGGTTTTAGCGTTTGGAGATGAGTTAACAATTTGTTCAACATCTACACTACCTGAGTTAGAAGTTTCGTGAGTTATGAAAAATCTATCCGCTAAATATTGGTTTTGGATATTACCTGTAGCAATATTAAATGTAGAGTTCCTCTGCCAGAAATCTAAACCACCATTGATGATTTTATTAACAGATAGGAATTGTTGAAATAAATTTAATCTTGGTGAATTATTCATAGTTATCCTTAATATTCCTCAATGTGTATTCTTCCTACTCGCCAACCTCTAACATTAGCACAAAAATAAACTGGCTTAACAATCTGACCAGCTTGAAGGTTAGTTAAAAAGTTATCCTGAGTCTGCTCTCTAGTTCCACTTGCGTTGGGTGAAACTGTTTGGGCATCACCCATAAAGACAGTGCCATTAACATTGTAACCGAAAGCAATACCCTCAAAGTTACCAAAAACCTCAGCCATAACCTTTATTTTATATCTACCGTTTCTAGTAATCTCGATTCCACCACCAGAGATACTTAAATCACCTTCAACACTGTTAACATCAACAGTTAAATTTGAACCAGCAACAGTATCGAAGTCTAAGGTTTTACCAATAGCTTTTGAGAAAGAAAAATAACTTTGTATTTTTGTTGCAAAGGAAGATGGGATAGTTATTGAACCAAAAATAACGCCAAATATCTGAGATAGCTTTTGTCCAAAAGCTCTAAGGTCTAATTGATTAGCCGCTACTTGAAAAATATTTGTTGGTAAGCTGTGAACGTCTTGTAAGAACTGCGAAATAATATCTACTTGCCCACCGATTGTTTCGAGGTCTGTTTGAAAAGAATTTTGAAAAGTAGTTGGAACACAATTAGGAGAAAAGATAGCGATATTCTCACCGTCTGCTCTACCAACTTCTTTAAATTCGATAGCGTTTAGTTTTTCAATATAGTTACCATCGTTTCCAATATCGTTACCTTCGCATCGAACCATTAATCTTGGAGCAGCATTACCCTTCCATCGATAAACTACAATGTCACCTAACTGAGAACTAGGGTTGGCGTTGATGTTGTACTCAGCACCTATTACAATGTCTGTTGCGCCTTCTAATAATGTTCCTGTAAAAGATATTTTCTTAACATCAATAATCGAAGGTGTTGTACGAATAACATTGTTAATCATACCAGTGATAATTTCATTTTCAGCTGTTTCAAAAGTTAATCTGATTTTAGAGTCCTCTCTAATATAAAATTCTGTAAACCTTTGAAGCTCGCCTCTTAAAGAAGAGTGAAGTTTTACATTACCCTTATTCTGCGTAATTTTCGCATTAACTAGAGCAGCTACAGTTGGGTTTTGAAAACCCTCTAAGCTAATTGCTTCACTAGGTAAATTCAGGCTATTGAAATCAATAACTGTTTCACCACCACTTGATAAGTGAGCAAATTCTAAATTAGAGTAAAAAGTAGAATTAATCTTACTGTTTACTAAATCCTTTTTACGGATAGATAAATTATTTTGTGTGTTACCGTTCTGACTCATATCTTATCCTTATAAGCTCCAATCAATGTTTCTAAATAAATAACCACTTAAAGTTGAGTAAAGCCTAACGTCATCTAAGTTTGATGTTAAAGCTCGCCAATAAAAATAATCACCGGGCCCGTTTAATACCATGTGAGCGGAGCAAGATTCATCAAATGTAGTATTAGTGGCATTTGCTAAACCAGCTATTTTTTCAACCGTATTATCTCTAAAAGTATAGATTGCTACCGCTGTTGTACTACTCGTACTGTTCCAAGCCGCTGAAGCAGAAATTTTAACGTCTATATTGGCGTTCATAATAATGAAGCCGTTTGTATCATTATTGGCTAAATAATTTAAAGTGTTAATTTGCTCAAGGTTGCCGTTTGTTGTTAGCTGTGTGGTTGTAACAGGATCACCGCTATCTACATAAACTTCCGTTTCTTCCTGTGGTTGTTCACCAACTGAAAAGCCCTTATATATTTCGCTTCTATGGTCTAAATATAAAGCTCCGACTTTTCTATAAGATAAGAAACCAATGGGGCCATTAGGATTAACGCTACCAATTAATCTAGGAGAACCATTCTCAAGAACGGCATAAACATAATACAATGTATTAGCTTGTTTAGTTAGTTCAAGACCACCAAAACCACTTGTATCAATATTTATATCTAGTTGACCGATGTTGTATGCTTGGCCACCAATAACAACATATGAGCCGTTTAATAAACGAGCTGAACTAACATTAAGTTCAGAAAATTTTGATAATTTCTCTTGTCCAATAAACTTAGCCATATTAATCCTTAAATAAATCTTCTTCTTGTGTTTTGTCGAAGGTCAGACCTTGTAAAAATACTGTGTCTGTAAAAGTACCTGCGCTGTTTACATTAAATATAGCAAATGACGGGAACCTTTTAAAAGACTCTTGCACACCCGAATTTGAAGTACCCGAAACCAAAACCGCATAACTCTGGTCAACATGACCGTCTAGCATATAAACATTAACATAACCAACACCTAATCTAACTATTTGTGCCACATTTTCAGATTCTAATACTCTGCTATTTGTCGTATTGACTAAAGCCTTTGTTTTAAAACGACTATCGTTAACGCTTTTTCTAGTATCTGAAAGAGATTGGCTACCGTGATAAATAGCTGGAGTAGAAATTGGTGTAATAACGTCAATAGCCTGTATTTCAAAAAAGTTTGAAGCGTTAGCTAAAGACGTTAATCTAACATTGTAATGACCAAAAGGAAGGTTACTTAACCCTGTTAACCTACCATTAAAACCACTACTAGCTGTAACCAAAGCTGATGCGGCATCAAATGAACCACCAACTCCCCTATAATTTACAGAAGCCGTTTCACTTGGGAAATTAACATTTGTGAAAGCCTGATAACCATTACCATCATTTTTATCAATTTCAATAATAAATGAAACAGTGCTTGAACCTGACCTAGACCATAAATCAAAACCTGTACCTGTAAAACTAAATTCACAAGTCTCACCGTTATTATCTGTATAAGGAAATTTACCGTAAGGGTCACTTGGATTCAGGGAAGACATTAGCCAACCACTACCAGTGTATTTCAGCTCTCTAACACCCGCTTTTCTAATAACACCCTGAGAGATTAATCCTGAAGCCCCTGTAGATGAAACTGTCGCTTCCTCAACATAATCAGCCACGATGCAATAATCAGCCAGTACAGGAAAGTTTGCAGAAATTATCGGCTTTTTAGGTCGGTAAACAACAAAAGCGTCCAGTATACCAAAAACACCACCGAAAAGTGAATTATCAATCTTAACTGTATGAACACCATAAGGAAGGTCAGAACAGATTTTTGTATCATTCTGGTTCCAAGTTCCAACATTTACACCGTCAACATAAACATCGCCACAGGTAACTGTTCCTGAAATAAGGTTAAGGTCTAAGCCTGTTCCTTCAAAAGTAATTGAAATAAATGAAGCGGTATTATTGGCTAAATTTATTGTTTCGCCTGATTGTTGGATTAAATTACCAACTAAACCAGTAGTTCCATCATCTAAAACAAAAGTCCTATTTACAGTGCTTGTTGTAATAGCAGAGAAGTCGTCTGTTTTTTCTCTACCAAATTCTCTAAAGTGTATGACTCTATAAACAGCTTCGTTACCGTGAGAAGTAGAAGATAAAAAAGAAGGAGCACTAGCTACTTCATTAACTGCTTGAGCTACTTCACCTTTTTCATCAATATAAGTTAAGCAACGCCCGCCTTTAGTTCCAGTATAAGAAGCAGGGATAAAAGGCAGATTTACATTATTTTGTAAAATATGTTCATAGCCGTCTTTGAAGATAGAACCGGATAAAATACTTAATTGGCTATCAGCGTTTATAACATCAAAACCGAATAACCTTAAGCCACCGGCAACACCATTAGATTCAAGTCGGATGGTGTGCCAACCTAAAGCTAAGTTACTAGCGATTGGAAAAGAAACATTCCCATGAAAATTACGACCACCTAAAACATTAGATGCAATACTGTCTCTGGTTCCTGTCAAAACGCCATCAACATAAATATCGGCATTTCTATCACCGCTTGTTCCAACGGATAACATATTTAAAGCAGTTCCATAAAATGTGATTTCAACAAAGCTGTTAACATTTGGGCTAACACTGTTTTCTACATATGTACCATTGGTATCGTAGTTAGTAGTCCAAAAACCACCAAACCTAATACGAGAGTCTCTTGTGTCATTTACAAAAATCTCTTCACCGTTAGGGCCAGACTCACCATAAATTCTTTTTAAACTATTTGTTCTGATTCTTTCAAAAGGGCCTACAACTTTACAATTAGCTTCGATGTTTGCTCTACCGTTTATAACCGTGGCAATAGGAACTACGTTAGCAGCTCCCAAAACCTGTTCATTATTCCCGCTATTTAGTTTTTTAAAATGCATACTTTAACCCTTAAAAATAAATGCGATTAAGCCGTTTTCATCTATTGCTAGTTCAACAGGATTATTAGCCCCATCCCTATAAGTATTACCACGCCCAGCAGTTGAATTATCTTTAGAAGAATCTCCGCTCCAAACATGATTTTCAGCTAGCTGTTGATTAATGTTATCATCATTAGCTGTACTACCGCCACCAACTTGTATTGCTTTTAGTCTAATACCTTCGCCTGGTCTATTAAAGGTATCTTGTTTAAAAATTAAGTTGTTTCCTGAAAGCGAAAACGCTGGCCAAGCCCAAGACTCCTGAGTGTCTAAATCTATGACCATTATTGTATCAGTATTCACCTGAAATTGCGAAATAGGAACTAACGTAGTGTTGTCGTCACCATTTAGGTAAATAAGTTCTGTAGGGTAATTGTTAGATTGACCTGTAATGTCCAAATCAAGACCGTAGAACACCCCGAAGCCCTCAATTAACGTATCAACCGAAGATGTAATCCTAAGCCTTAAATCAAGCTCTCTACCGTTAATTATATAAGCACAGCTTGAACCGGCCGTAACACTATAACTCGAACCGTCAAATACCTGTAAAGATGGTTCACTTGATGAAGAATCAATTCTAACTCTAATCTCATCAGTGTTAAAAACATAACCACTATCTTTGTAGGTATCATCCGTTATGTGTACTAAGTGGTACTTTGTGCTAGGTTCTAAAAGGGCAAAAGGTACATCGTAAGTAACAGCAAAATTGCCGACTGACTGTAGTTCAATATCTTTTAACTCACTTGTATAAACTAAGTCATTCGGGTCTGTACTAGGACTTCCAGCATCGTCTTTAACAATTTTTATACCGTAGAAACCACTAGGCGAGCCTACTTTAGAAAAATAAGTTTGGATTGTTCTGGTAATTTGATAAAAGTCCGCAGGGGTTGTAAATTCCTGACTAATCTCCTGACTAGTATTATCGTCCAATAAAACATTTGAATCCAAGTTAGTTGAAGAATAGGTATTGAAAGTTGAAAAAGCATAACCGCTATCATCGAACTCAAATAAACTGGCTACAAAGGTATCAGTCTCACCGATTCTTTCCATTTCAATAGTTTCAAAGTTGGCCCCACCATCGATAGAAGCCTCATATACAGCCGCAGGGTCAATATTGTCCACGTCCTTATACTTTACAGTAACATCTATGTTTCTAACGTCCTGAGCAACTACAGAGCTTGCTATCGAGTCAAAAAGATAACTTGGGTCAAGTAGATTAATGGTTAAAAGATTTTGACCAGCAGCTAGTTCCCAAGCTCTCTCACTAAAAGAGTAAGAACCAGTAGAAGAATCAATCTTAGAATCTTGGTCATCACTGAAAACTGAAGCAGTTACAAATTCGTAGTTTGAAGTCTTTAACTGAAATTTTAAATCCTGTAGAAAAGATGGTCCACCACCTGAACCACCACCTGAACCTGTTCCAGCTCCTAATTGAATAATATTGGCATTTGAAATATCTTCAACACCTGTAGTGTCTGTTTCAGTACCTTGTTGAGTAATAGTTGCAAAGAAACCAGAATCAGACAAATCAATATCAGCCACATCACCAACATTCACATTTGTAATAGTTACCCTGTTTGTATTAACGGAAGCATTGAATAAAACATCAGTGTTAATTACAGCTTGTACTTTTTGAGCAACTACAGATTGTAAATCCTCATCACCAAGCGTTGTAATTTCAACCTCTCTATCAGCAGCCTGAGCAGCTAAAGGAATACCTCTGTTTCTATTTCTTAATTGAAACTTGGCTGTAACATTACCGTTATCACTTAACCAAGTAGAACCTGAGGGGTCGCGGTTAAATAACTCAACTGAGGCACCGTTTGTTTCAACATTCCAACCAATAAAGTTACCGCCAGAAGTTACCAAGTTGTCAGCATCTACCTCAATAAAGTAATCACCTACTGGAAGAGTAATTTCACTATTTAATCTAACTCTCGAAGGATTAACAAAGTCAGTTCCAATCTCACTTGCTTCAACAACAGCTAAACCTGTTGCTAAAACATTACCTAAATCTGGTAAACCACCTGACTCACCTAAAACCCTTACTGATAAATTTCCAGTTGGGTTACCTGTTCTTCTTAAAAACACGTCCACGGTGTCAAAAGTCGTTGAAGCAGCTAATGATATTTTACCAGCCTGAACATTAGTAACTACAGAGTTAAAGGGCGACTCATCGTTACCTGTTACAGAAGTCTCATCCTGAAGTGGAAAAGTATCTAAACTTTCGTCACTAAACCAAAATGCAACAGACTCAATTTCACTAGGGCCAGGATTGTTGGAGAGTTTTCCCTCTAAAATAAATGTTTTACCTGTAAGGCTACCAAAGTCATTTCTAACAGTAATTAATTCTGTAATCTCAGCATCACCAAAAGCACCTTCAACAGCAACTAAACCAATTGGCTTATCTCCAAAAGGCGGCTTCTCTGCTGTCTCTTTAGTTGAGCCATCATTAGCAGCGGGTAATAATAAAATCTGTGCTTTTAAACTTAAATCAGTTTCAGTAATCTCAGGAATAATATTAATTGAAAACCATCTGAATTGTGATTGGGCGATAACAGGTCTAGCAATATTTACACCTAACGGAGTTACACCATCAGAAGCATAAATTTCAATAGGGTCTGTGCTGAAGTCAATTTCCGCACCACTAAAAGACATTAACAAACTATTTAAGTCCGCTCCCAATGTTATACCAGAAGCTAAAATTTGTTCAGCACCCGTTATTTTTAATCTTTTCTTATTTGTTGGATGCTCTGTTACTCGTAATTGAGATAGAACATCTTTTGCAAAACCTAAAGCCTCAATATCATAATCGACACCCGGAATTTTATCGTTTGTTAAAATAGGTTGAGCAACATTTTCAAAGTAAACCTCAATCTGGTTACCTGTGGTTGCATTATCTAAATAAATACCTTCTGAGAAATTAGATATCTTACCAAAACCAGTAATCTGTGTGTAAGGAGAATCAATATTGATTGCTCTATCCGCACCCTGACTAGAGCCATCTTCAATAGCCGTAGTAGTAATATTGATTAATGTTGAACCGTTATATAGGTTAGATGCGGGCTTCTTACCTTTCTGAACAATAGAGGCTTCAACAGGTGTAACCGTTGTTCCATTTACGTTAGTAGGAGCACCATTTAAGTCGAGGTCGAACATAACCGCTTCAAGAGGTGTTTGCTCCTGATTACCGTCTTGTAAAAAACCGCCATCGTATTCAATTTGAAAAAACTGCTGGGCGAACTCACCCGTAACAATTACATTTGAAAGATTAGGTAGGGCTTGTAAAGCAATTTGTAAATCAGATGCGCTATCATCCCAAGGAAAATTTAATGTTGCTTGACCATCTTTTTCAAATTGGATAGTTCCATCGTTAGGTACATTAGAGAAATCGTATCTTTGAATTTCGTTTGTTCCAGCAAATGTAAATGTTGGAAGAGGATAAGTATTCTCATCATTTGAAGTGAAAACAAACCCACTAGAAAAGTCACCTGTGACAGTAAAGCCGTTTGAACCTTCGAGTAAATTAAACTCGTTCTGAATTTCTAAGGCAGTAGCATCGAAGTCAATATCGTTTGACTCTTGGTTGTTCCACTCAATTCTAAAAGTACCCTGTGTAGGAACAGAATCAAAATCCAATCTAAACTGGGAGTTAAGACCCGGAAATCTTTCCCAACCTGTCTCAGGGCCATTAAAAACAATCTCAACCTGTTTACCGTTTGTTTCAATAGTTTCAGCAATCTGGTCAATCTTGTTAATTAATATTCTACCACCATTAGGAACATCATCTATTGCATCCTGTGTAGTTAAGAATTGGCCAGCCCCTGTAGTCGTTGTTACAACAGCATCAAAGTCTTGGCTAACTCGGCTTGTGATATCACTTGCAAAACCAGTAAAGTATATAAAATCACCTAGTCCAAGACCGAGGTTAATGTTCGTATTAAAATTGGTAATAGCACCCGGAACGGTTGAGCTCAAATATAGTGGAGTTGAAATATCGTAACCCGTATCAACACCAATAAAACCGTCAGAGACAATTAATTTATCCTCTCTGAAAGCAATACCCGCTACCCTTGATTTTATTGTTCCATCAGCAATAGCTTGTTTGTAAATTCCGTCTACGTCTTTGTAAACAACATCTTTATCCTGAACAACATATGAACCGGCTGTTAGAATAAGTGTTCCACCACCTAAAACTTCTGTTCCAACACCGTCATGCTCGATTGTATTAGGGTAGTTAGCCGCATTAAATTCAGAGCGTAGTTCATCTACAGTTTTTAAACCATCAGGCTCAATAGTGAAACCATTTAACTCATCACCATTAAAAGTAGAAGTGAAAGTTACACCGCCACTTGTAACACTTGATTTATTACCTTCAAATTCAACACCGTTTCCACCGTTGTCTTCAAATGTTTGCCCACGTCTATCAAAAGTGTAAGCACCCATTGGAATAAATAAACCAGCCTTTCTCATAATCGCTATAATGTCGGGGTGGGCATTAGGGTCTGTATTGTGTTCAGCGATTTCAGTTGCTTGGGTAAACTCAAAAACAAAGTTATCAATCAGGTTTAAGTTAACGATTGAAAATTCTAAGTCTAATGTTAGTTCTTGGTCGAAGTTATAGCGAATAGTGTCTGTAGGCTGACCAACAGCAAATAAGATTTCATTATTAGAACTGTCGTTGATATAGAGATAAACTTCTCTAACAATTTTAAAAGTACCTGTAGAAATTTGATTAGGTGGAACAGTTAGAACAAATTTAATTGTGTTCTGGTCAATGATAACCCTTGAATTAATCGGAGCAGTAAAAAACTGTCCAGAAGTAGGATTCTCCCTTGTCGGGTCTAAAGTACCTGAAACATCGGAAACACCAAATCTAGTAGGAACTAAATTAAAACCCTCATTCAATGCCGCATCTTGAGCAGCTGCGAGTCCATTATTTGTTACAACACCTAAAATACTCATAATTATATATCCTTAAATTTTACCTACAATTCTACCAAATTCTTTTAATCTAACAAATCCTGCAATACCGGCTGACTGTTCTAAAAATGCTCCTAAAATAAATTGGAACTCAATCAAGTTTAGCTTAGGAATCACATAATGTTGAACAAAAATTCTAATTTTACTCAGTGTGTCTTCAATATCAGGAACCGTTGAATTTGTGACAATGATTGTTAGGTCAAATGTCATAGGCTCTTTCTGAGGTTGGTTTTCCCACCATTCTACAATAATTGAATCTAAACCTAAAAGTTGAAGAACAATTTCAAGCCCTCTTCTCGAACCCTTTAAAAGATTTAGAAGCGACAAGAAATCAATTAAAACATTAAATGAAATGTCATCTAAAGTATCCATCAGGTTTCTAATATAATCAAACCCAAGTTCTGTAATAATCTCTTTAATCGCAATTTCCCTAAGCTGAGTAGGGTCTTGGAACTTAAATCTAACGTCTGCAAACTCTTCTGCGTACTCTTCAACGGCATAATTTAACATATCTGTGAATAGGATTAAAAACTCATCATTTCGTAAGTTACTGGCTACTAAGTCAATGGCTGATTCTAAACCTATTCTTGTTGTCATTAGATAAGCACCACGTTTTCATTAATTAAGAAATATTCATTTTCTACAGGAGGATTAGGACTTGCACTTTCACTTCTAGCAGCCCAAATAACACCGTTATCAACAACTACATCATCCAAAGTAGTTGGGAATGTTGGCTCGGTTGACCCACTTGTTCCAATAAATGAAACCATTTGAAAAGCAATGTCCTCTTGTCCAGTTTGAATATTAGTTGGAACAACAATATCGCCTACATTATATTCTGTATCCGCTGCCCAAGCATCAGGTGTACCTTCTTTAGCAACCATCAACCAAAGAACCTGGTTATCGTTTAAAAATGAACGCTCATTTGGGTTTGGTGGGCTAACTGGTACTGGCCACAGCGGTTCAGCATCAAAGGCTTCAAGCCCGCCTGATAAGTTAACGGTAGCCGTTGTTAATACTTCCGTACCAGCTCCATCGTGTGAAACCGTATTAGATGGGTTAGCTAAATTCCAAGCGGCTACCACAGCATCTACGTCAGCTATACCATTAAATCCAAGAGAAATACCGTCTCCAATAGTTCCTAAATTATCCGCTGTGAAGGTTACACCTTGTTCAGTAGCCGTTGCTGCAACACCCGCTGTAGAAGTTCCTGATTTATGTTTTACAGATTGAACTTCAAATGAAGCATCGGGTGTATTACCGTTTCCAGTAACCTTAACCTTATCCCCCACACTATAGCCAAGATTAGGTTGCCAATCATTAAGACTTGTATCCTCTTCAATGCTTACCCAAACAAGCTCGTTATCATCAATAGTTTGGCCATAGGTAAAGCCATTTGCTGGTGGAGTAAGAGGAATTGGAGAAGGCCAAGATGGTTCTGTACCACCGCTATACCTACTAAATCCAACAGCCTCATATATGAATCCATTTGCAACAGAAGGAGAAATATAATTACCTCTCCTATAAGAACTTGAGCTTGCCCAAGGATTTGTATTATAAAGTATTCTTGAAATTTGCACAATTGAAAGAGCTGTAATTAAAGACTCTAGTTCTTTGAAATCAATGCCCTGAATTTCTTCGGGTGTTGATAATTTCTTTTCATAAGGAGCTAGGATTTCTCTAATTAAAGTTGCTGGGTCACCTGTTACACCGGCTTGAACACAAATCTCGATATTTACGTCTAAGAAGTTTGGAACCGTATCAATAATAATTGAAGGTTGAACACCAAAACTTCTATTTTGATTAACAGCGATAACCAAATTATTTTTCTCGATAGCACTTAGAACACTTAAATCGTCTTTAAGTGCAAATGCTTCAACAACTGCTGCAACATTTGTGTCTCTAGCCCCCGCAGCGATAAAGTCTGGATTAGATAGCAGTAATAGTTTTGCGTAGTCATTCCTTCCTCTAATTACAAACTTCGTTTCATTTTGTAGAGGGGCATTGATTTTAATCGACTCATTTGATTCTGGCTCCTGATATAGATTTGTAATCTCAGCACTTGTTAAAGTACCTTCAGCTTCGTCTAGTTGAATATTTTGTGATGTGAAATTTACATCTCTAAGTTCAACATATTCTAAATTAATATTTGAACCTGTTACATATTGGAATGCTGCCGTTGCATCGTTAAGATATAAAGCATCGATTGAACCAATAGCATTAGACTGAACAACAAATTGATTCTCAAGCAAATCTGTGATGTTGGTTGAGTTTGCAACCTCATCTGTTTCAATATTAATTCTAATATCGTTTGAAACTCTTTTATTAGTGAATCTGAATTTAGAACTACCTTCTGTATCAGCTTGTTGAACATCAGTTAATAAATCACCCACAACGCATTGAACTGTTAAAGGTGTTCCAGCATTGTGAACAGTTTCTTCTAATAGTAATAAACCGTATCCAGAAACATTACCCAAGTTATAGAACCTTGGATAAACACCGCTTGTTAGGGGTGTAAATGTAATTGTAACAATAGCGTTTCTTCCCCTATCAGCTGAGTAACCTAAAGTCTGTCCACCAGCTACAATTCCACCACGAGTAGTAGCATACGGTAAATAATTTTCTCTACGACTTACGATTGAGTCATATTTCAGATAAGCTAAATAAGCTGCTGCAATTTCTATAGTTGTCTGACCCGCTGAACTTAAAAAGAATTGGCTAATCTCAGCTGCATTTGGTTTAGAGGCTAAGAATGTTTCATACTCTTTTTTAATTTCTTCAAATGATAATTTGGATGGGTCTACGATAAAATCCGTCATAATTATTGCCTTACTGTTTCAGTTACGTTGAAAATACCCTCGTTCTCAAAACCTTCAACGACAAAGAAAAGTTCTACTTCAAAAGTGTAAGTGTCTGGGTCAGGTGTAACCGTGCTTCTTTGTCTGTCTATTGTAACTCTCGGTTCATAGGTTTGAACAGCCGAAAAAACATCTCCAAGTAACTGTAAACTTGCAGAGTCGTCCATTAATTCAAATAGGTAGTCCACAATATTAATTCCGTAGTCTGGTCTAAAAGGCCTTTCGCCTTTACGGGTTGATACTAAATTTCTAACCGACTGGATAACGGCTTCAATATCCGTAACATACGGACGGTTTGCAAAAGATGTTTGGTTTAAATCTCTATAAAAAGCCATTTATTCCTTATTTTAACCTAACTATTCGGGCTTGGTTTCCTAGTGTCAATGTTGTGGGTATTCCAGTGTCTAGTCTGACTATGTTTCCATCTATTGTATCAATATTTCTGGTAAATACCAGCGAACTGTTATCGAACACCTTTACTTCGTCAGCTGGGCTAAAAGAACTAGCATCTTCAACCTCAAATTCAATTTGTCCAAGCTCTGATTCTTCCAATAAAGGCTTAACATCAAAGTTCGCTTCATACCGTGCTAAGTCAGACTCTTTTTGTTTGATATCTTGGTCAATACTAACCAAAGTTAGGTCTGCTTGAAAGAACGATGACAGAGAGCCCCCAATTAGGTCTATTCGCGACTTAATTATGTTAGTAAGCTCAAAATATTGCCCATCACCTGAAACATTACCTTGGGCATCCTGAGCAACACTACCTAAGAACGTACTTATTTCCGTATTCCGATTAGGAATCTGTGTATCCTTCCTGAGAATAGTGTTGTTTTTAATAAGTGGAACGACACTTGAATCAGTGTATCTTCCAGTAGCACTTGTTAAAGGCGTATTCTCCCAAGTTGTAATATCATCCAAGATATTTTGAACATTATCTAATGCCACTTGGTTCTCAGCAATTTTTGTATTGTCTCCTGATGTAACCTGAGACTCGATAATAGCTTTGGTAGCTTGGAGCTCACTTTCCCATATAGCTAAGAAGGTAACGATATTGTCTTCTAAAGCTGTTTGAATAACTTGTCTTTCAGGGGCAATTACTTCCTGTCTACCTCTCTCAGAATTAGTAAAAGGGTCATACACATTTGTAATAGTTGCAGTGTCAGAAAAGTTTTGGTCGTTATCAATAACATCAAAAAATATCTTCTGAGCACCTAAAGTCTCATATTCGTTTGTGAAGTTATCTAAAGCACAACCAGCGGGGTCGTTATTAAAAGCAGCATTAGTACAAGTTCCATCTGGGCCTGTAACATTTGTAATAATTGCCACCATAATCTGACTTAAGAAAGTGTTTTCAATTAGAATAATATCCCCAACTGAACCACCTGTGTTCTCAGTGTGAACGAAACCATCACCCGGATTATAGGGTTGGCTTAGAGTTGAATTTAAAGGGCTTGATGGAGGTGTGCCTAAAATATAACCATCTACGGCATCAATAACGTCCTGAATTTTATCATCTTCAGCTTCCTGAGAATTTGTAGTTCTAGGATTTCCGTTGTTTGAAGCAATGATTTCAATAACAGCATTGAACCAAGTTGTTTTTTCATAATGAGGTAAAGTATGTTTAGCTGAAGCAATTAAATCCGCTTCACTATAAAGGGTTCTACTGTCTCCAACAATTTGAAGAATTTCCTCATGATATTTTTGAACTGAAAGTAAAACATTATCGAAAAATATTTTCTTATCCTCATCTTGAGATAAAAAGTTTTCTTTTTCTTCTTGAGCAGTAACAAGGGAGTCTCTCAAACCCGTTACACCAAGTTCAGGAATACCATCAAGAGTAATAGGTAAACTTAATACCTGTTCTGTAATTGTTCTAATTTGTTCATCAGTGAATACTAAAGTTCCCATTATGCACTACTCACTTTGGTACTACCTTGAATAACTGTGGATATAACCGGAGCACCAGCATTACCAGTTCCAATAGACTTGCTTCCTAATGTTGCTACAGGCTTTCCACCACCAGCTAAAGCAACTGTTTGCCCTTCAACTAAAGTAGCACTAGCAGAACTTCCAACAATCGTTGTGCTTGTACCTTCAAATATTGCTTGACCATTTGCTTTTATAGTCACGTTGCCATCACTAGAAACATTTACATCACCAACAGCTGAGTATTCCAATTTACCATCTGTATTAAAAATAACATCACCTGTGACAGTCTGCTCAACCTTACCAGCAATAGTTAATAGCAAGTCTTTCGTTAAGTTCATTTCAAAGCTTCCCTCTTTATTGAGTTTAGCTGTTGAGCCGCTTGGATGAATTAAATTAGCTTCTTGCGCTGTCTTATTATACTTTATCGTGAAACCTTGTTTTGAGAACCCCGAGGTATTAGGATAATTGTCATCATCACCAGTAAGATTAGCGTTAATATTAGTTTCGCTATTAAAGTAACCAAGGCTAAAAGGAAAATAAATACTTCCGTAAGGAAAAATAACATAAAGCTCTGCTCCTATTTCTGGCACATCAAAATTGCTAGGGTCATTTAAAGTAGAACACCACGGCAACATCTCTTTTTCAACTTCCAATAAGCCCTTTATCTGAACTTTCACTCTACCCAACTTCTTAGGGTCTACATTATCGACTACGACACCCTTATGAGGTCTAGTCAACGCCCTAATAGGCTTTAAATGTTCAGCTAAACTAATTAACATTATTCTACCTGTACCTCGTTCAATGCTTCTCTATTCAAAATAACCGTTGTATTCATTCTATCCGCTTGGAAGTTTCTAACAATACCTGAAGCGACAAATAATCCTGATTTAATGTCACTCGCCTGTTCGATTATTTCAGTACCCTCTTCTGAATACATTACCAAGTCTAACGGTCTAATCAAGAAAAATCTGTCTGTAACTGAAACAACATTCTCAATCTTAGATAAGTTGGCTAAGAATATTAGGTTATGGTTATAACTCTCATGGAATTTGGCGTGGACTGATTCGCTTTGAAACTTTGAACCACCGTACCTGTCTCCAACACTTTTTAGCTTATCAACAATATTTGTTAATGCGAGGACAACACCAGGCTGGTCTTGAATATCTGTAACCAAACCTGTCTCGTTGTTTATCAGTTTAGTCACTCTTCCGTAACCAAGCCAATTATTAATGAATCCCGCCTGACTGCTAAAGTCTCCATCTGAATCGTAAACAACATCAGAAGAATCTAAAGGGTTCTTTGTAAACTTCCAATCAAACTTTCTAAAACCTGTTCTTCTAAAGTCCTTTAAAAGGTCTTTCAATATAAATTCACCGTCTGCTGTAATTGCAACTGCGATAGCACTGTCACCTACATCAGCTCTCATATAACAGTCATTTACGAACTGTTTATCTGATGTATTGTGTTGGATCCACCTTTGGCTATCTGAGGACGTTAGAACATTAGCTTTAATAACAAATCCATTAGCTCTAGCAGTATCAATAGCTGTTTTAACCGCACTTTGTTCAGCTGTTACCTGTAGGCTATGGTCGGTAATATAGTTAATCTCTGAAGCATAGCCCGTACATTTGATAACCATCAGATTAGCCCCATCTTTAGTTGGACTAATAGAACTGACTGAAAGCTTTACATCGATTAGCTCATCTCTGTTACGGCCATATTGGGCTTGGATAATATTACCCTCGTTGAGACGTTTTAATATGCTTTCGTCTTGGCTTTTAAAAGCCCATTCAAAAGTTGGCAATAGGTTTCCAGCATACTCATAAACATTAAAAAATAAAAAGTCTTCTCTATCTAAGAAATCATCATTGTTTCCAATCTTGAACCTTAAATAAAACTGACCTTCTATACCAACCGACATATTCTAATCTCTATCTGATTCGTTCTGTTGAACTTTTAAGTTAAAGAAAAAATCTTCCAATACCGCCAAGCTTGGAAAAGTTAATTCCTGTGAATGAACAATCTCATTAAAAGATTGCAAACCGTTATAAACCATTATTACCCAATAATACTGAGTTGAGCCATAAATATCGAAACTAACTAGGTCAGGTCTTGCTTCCTTACCATTAACTGTGTATTGACCGCCCGCTGGAAGTTCTCTTAGCCCATCGAAGATGTTAGCTGTAATTGGTTCAAATACATCTTCGTCATAAAGCATAAACCGAGATAGGTCGAATCGCTGAACATCTTCTATTTCAGTATTTATAAAAAAACTTTTTGCTTCTAATTCTTTAGCCATAATTATACCAAAAACCAACTTTCAAATTCATCGTAAGTGATTGCCTTATAGGGTTGAAAAGTGCAGTTTACTTTAACCTCAATAGGTTGACCTTGACTGTTAACTTCTTTAGAAAATGTTGTATTAACACTGGCCATAACTAAACCAAAAGCTCTAAACCAAGTTCCAATCTGAAGTGCAATAGTTCCCTGAGCTGTTCGACTACTCTGACCAGCAAACCTATAACCAAGTGGAGCTTTAAAGAACGCCCCATTCCTTGAAGGATAGACAGCACTTTTTAATCTCTTAACCTTTTCGATAATAGACAAGTCACTTGCACTAGCTTGATATAAGGTAAACTCAACAGGTAAATCAGGTATCAGTGAATTGTTCCAAACCTTTCTAGTTTCTAATTCTGTAATCGCACTTCGACCACTTAAGTTAGCAACATTAGATAATTTATTTTTAAGTCCAACTAAACCACCAACAATAGGTAAGTCGTTAAGCGCATCTCCGGCTGAACCAAAATCATTACCGCCCGCTAGTCCAAAATCAGTTTCAACTGCTCCTGTGACTGGTCCACCCTGAAGCCCTGTAATTATAATTTTATAATTCTGAGCGTTCTCATCATTAATATTTAATCTGTTAAAATCTCTTAAGCTCATATTTTATCCTAGTCAGCCATACCCGCATTTAAGAAAGCGAGTTTCATATCAGAGTTAGAAGTGCTTCTATCGATTCTTTTCTTCTCTGAATTTTGTTGATTAACGACTACGGTTGTATCACCGTTCTTGTCCGTACTTGTCTGACTTTTCTCTTCAAATCTTTTCTTACTGATAGCAATAGTTTTTAAACCCTCATTACCTAAAGCACTCACAGAACGTGGGGAGCTAACGGATTGTGTAACAGGTTGAATATCAACTGGACGGTTAATGTTGCTTGACCTTTGAACTTCTGGTGCTTCTGAGAAGTTTAGTGGTGAATTTACTGGTTGATTAACAGATGGATTAACAGATTGCACAGGTTCTTCAGTTACCCTATTCATAAAACTATTATTCTGTTCTCTACTGGTTGGTTGTTCTAAGACGGGCTCATCATCACCAAACCCTAAGAAACTTGAAGCACTATCAAATATAGAACCAGCAAAATCTTTAACATCACCAAATCTCTTTTTAATATTATCAGAGACTTCACCGGGCAACATCTCAACCAGTGAACTAGTCCACCCACCTAATACATCTAAGAGGCGGCCAGGTGCTTCAGCAAAACCATCAACGATTGTTCCAATAGCGTCTTCGTAGTTACCATCACTTATATTATCAATTCCTTGAAATAAAGAATTAGTTAAAGTTCCAAATGCGCCTTGTTCAGGGTCAAATAACTGGTCCAACCCGCCTTGAAGAGTATCCATAAGTCCAACTGATTCATTGAATACGTCTTTTGCATTAATTAAACCAAAGCTTAAACCTTCAACAACATTACCGATTGCAACAGCACTTTCCTCAGCGTTAGATAAATCCTGTTTAGCCTTACCCGAGATTTCCATGATTCTCTCATCATTGGTAAACCCCTCATATACATCAGATAAAACCATTCCAGCAGCTAAAACACTGCCACCGATTTTAAGAGCTCCTTTTGCCAGCTTTCCAAATTTACCAAACTTTTGTCCTAGTCCAGTAAACAATCCACCAAAGCCATCTAATCCACCACTATCGTCATTGGGGCTACTTGCAGAATCTTCTCCGAAATCAGTAGCCTTACCCAAAACCTCTTCTTCAGCCGTAGCCGCTTGAGCCATTAGTTGGATATTGTCATCTATGTTTTTTAGGTACTCAGAGGAAGATAGGCTATATTCACTTAGCTCCGCTAACTCCATTGGGTTATCATTTTCAGGAGCATTAACCACTATTGGTAAATTTTCGCCATTCTCATCTGTCTCAGGAGGTGGTAGGAGTTTGGCATCTCTATTAATCTCAACCATCTCAGACGCTTCACTAGCAGGCATTGACAGAACCTCTGAGAAGCCCTGTTTCATGATTTCAGCAATCTCGGCTAATTGTGGGTTACCAAAAGGTTCCTCAACGTCCTCAGAGGGCATAAGGCCCTTTAAGCTTGATGCTAATTTTAAAGGTAAATCAACCAATGTATCATTGATATCAGAAAAACTAGCCTCTGAACGACTAGCTGAGTTTAAAAGTTCTTCGTTAGTTATCATTTGCTCTAAGAGCAAGTCTTCAAAAGTCTCTTTGTTCTCATTGAATAGCTCAACCTGACTAGTGGTAGTCTCTTGGGAGGTGAGCAGTTTTTCAATTTCCGAAGCCATTCTTTTTATCCTTCTTAAGGTACTGATTCAGGTTATGTCGCATTGCCATAACCCTATTATACTCTAATAAATCAAGAGTCGTTATTTGTTGGTTCAACTCTCTTGCCAATACGAATTCTACTTCGTTTAGGCTTTTCTCCATCACGAAACGGGCGCAATAAAGCGTCCCTCCCTTCTAGCCGAACTAAGTTCTTAGCTTTACACTTTGAATTTTGGCACTCAAATGTAAGTGGTTCCATATCGTGTCTTATCATTTTATCAATTTCTGTAATATCTTCAAACGCTTCAGGAGAGGTCAGACCGTTAATCACAGAATAAGCCTCTGCATAGTCTAAATTCTTAACCCAAGTGGCTTGAACAGCAACCTCATCAATCTTACTACCCTTTAACACCTTAGCGTGACGACCATCATGGAGCTCTAAGTATTCTCGGACAGTCATTGGAGCAAATTCAAGCTCACGCCCTTCAATCTCAGCAACTAAAGGAAACTCCGTTACTTCAAGTGGTAAATCCCGAAAATTAATATCATTATGAGTAAACAATCCCTTATTACTTTTACCGCAGTGTCTACAAACATAGGGTACCTCAATTTGTAAACCAGAGAATGTGCTAATCTTTCTTAAAATTCCTAAATACAGTGCATCAGCTACCGTTAATTTCGTCTTATCAAAACTACAGTCGATGCCTTTCATGACTTCTCTTAATCTTTCAGCAGTTGAAGAACGTGATGTGCTAGCTCTCCTTACCTCTCCCCAAGTGTATGTTCTGTACTTAACCGTTCCCTTTGAAGGATAAGGAACACCTCTTGAAGGTAGTTTACTAATTTCTAATTCAATCTCTGGTACGTTGTTCTCTGACTTTTCTGACATTACTTTCACCTCTGTATGTTATAAAAATCTCCCTAACGATTGCCTTACAGTATCGAAGGAGAATCCACCAATGGACCTATTTTGTGGCTTGGCTGATAAATCATCAACGATTGCAAACTGAACTGTGTATTCGGTTGCTTCACTAGCCTGACTACCTAAGAAGTCTATCTGACCTTTAGGGAAAATTCTATATGAATAGATACTATTTTGAGTTCTATAAGCATCTAAGTGCGTCAATCTGATTGTTCTAGATGGGAATACCCTTCTCTGACCATTACCAAAAGAATCTGTAGTAACGATTGGGTGGTTATCCTCTAGCCCACTCATGAACTGACCATTATTCTTAATATCTAATTCCATCCAATCTTTAAAATACCTTAACAAGGTTTGTGAGGTGTCATCGTAAAAAGTAATTGATACTTCTCTTGGGCTTTCATTAATTGGTATTTCTAACTCTCTTTGACCGTAGGGAATGGTTTTTGTATTTACGTTGGACATTCCAAAACTGACTTCACTTGCTGGAAAGAAATTATCAAAGGGAGCTGGGGGAGTAAAAGTATTTACAAAATCTATGGCCCACAAAAATCTTTTATCGAACTCTACAGAACGAATAGCCGTAATCCCGTTATTACCTTCAAGAAAGTTAGATAGCTCACGCTCTAAATTTGGAATACCAAATGCCATATTGTACCTCTGAAAATATTATAGAATGTAGGGATAAGAAAAGAAAGGGGAGTTTTGAAGCTCCCCTCTAAATTCTTAATTAACCGCCGATTGGGTTATCAACGTAGAAGTCGTAGCTTAGAGTAAGCGAAGGACGGATAGCATCTGAAGTTGAACCATCTAAAGTTCCAAAATCATCAGCCTCATAAAAAGCACCATAAATTTTCCATGACGCTCTTGCATTGTCTTCGTTGTCTAAAAGAGTTAGAAGAATTGTTGCTTCTAAATCCGACTTAGGAAAAGCTGAACCTGTTCTACTTGCCCAGCACAACTCTCTCCAAGCCTTAACAAAAAGGAATGTAAAGTTATCTACTGTTTCAGTAAATGTTAGGTTCATTACGTTACCATAATCCATGATTCCTGAATGGAAAGTTCTATGTCCTCTCAATTCAACAGGGAACTTCTGGTTCGTAGCTTTAGGAGTCTCAACCGTTTCGCATCGAAGGTTGATGTCCTCGGAGGCGGGGAACCCTACTGCCCCTACCGCCGGTAATTGTAAAAAAGTAATATCCCACTTCGTGACTTGTGCGTAATCAGGAAGTGCTCTAAGTTGGTCAATAGTAAAACTTGCCATTTTCTAATCCTCCTTAAATCGCACCGGCCGCATCACCAAAGCTGATACCAGTTGGCGTAATGACAACTCTTACAGGTATCTCTTCAATAGAGCGAGTAGGTTTGATAAAAATATCTACGTTAAGTCTGTTAGCATCAATATCAGCAGCGCTGTTATTGGTGTCGTCACAAACAACATCATAATCTGTGATTCCTCTTTTAGAGCGAATCGTCTCAAGATAATCCTCAATCTGTCCTTCAATGATTGACCTTACAGCCGCCTCATTTAGGTCGAATAGGAAGTTCTCAAGAAGTTCTTTAATCGCTGGTTCAATAACGATTAGAAGAAGTCTTACGTTTAGCCTATCAAGGGCTGACGCTCTTGCTTGTAGAGTCTTCTGACCCCAAACAACAATCCCTCTTCCAGGAAAAAACCTAATTGGGTTAATCCCAGCATTATAAAGAACATCAAGTTCACCATCAGAGTATCTTCTCTTTGTGTCGAGCACGTTAAGAATACCTCTTTTGAATCCCGCAGGTGGAAACCAAATCTCAAAGTTCTGAGAACTAAAAGAAATACTTCCAGCAACATATCCATCAGGAGAAACAAAAATCTCTCTATCATTGAATCTGTCAGAAATTCTAAGGTGTGGAGTATAAAGAGCTGAGTAAGAACTATTTAAGTTCAAAGTGTTCTTTCTATAATCCACGATATCTGTAATGTAAGCAGAGCTATCTTCAGCTGCAAAAGGTGTACTTAAAATAGCCACACAATCCTGACGAGATTGAGCGATTGTATCAAGTGCAATCTGATAAGCCGGAGTAGTGTAACCACCGTCCATTAAAAGCGTAATATTCGTTTGTGCTTTATTTGAAAACTTGTCAGCAGCGTTAATCATTTGAGCGTCACCAACAGCAAGACCGTCATCACCGTCATTCATAAATAGAATCTGGCTTCCAATCTCATCAACACCATCCGCTAAGTTAACTGTAGCAGCTGTCAAAACGGCTGTTCCTGTTCCATCATGTGAAACTGTATTGGACGGGTTAGCTAAGTTCCAAGCATCAACAACTGCATCAATAGTGGCTACACCATCAAAAACTAAACTAATCGTATTACCGATAACACCAGCGGTATTAGCAGTGAATAAAACACTCTGTTCAGTGGCCGTAGCTGCAACCGCACTTACAACACCTTTAGGTAAAACGTCTTCATCAATGAGTGGGTTACTAATACCCCTAATATAAGCTGAAGCCTGTAGAACATCTTCAATAAACATATTTCTACCAGCAGCATTCTTCTGCCCCATAACTCTTGAGACTAAATAAGACTCAACTGGAACAGCCTGATTGCTTCTTAAGAAAACTTCAATTAAGAAAGAATTCTCTTCAAGTAAATCAGGGTCTTCATCAATCGTTGTGATTCTCACACCAACATCATCACCCCAAGCACCCTCATTTGCACTATGTATAAACACGGCTTCCTCAGCACCAAAAACCCTAGCTGTAGGGTCTGCGATATCTGAATCTGTAGCAATTCCAGCGTTGTTTGAACTTGAGCTTGCTTCAACAAGGACTAGCCCTGCATAGTAAGCACTATTAATAGCTCTCTGAACCCAAAGCTTGTTTGCTCTCTCTAAGAAAGCAAGCCCTGAGAAATAGGCTAAATCAAAACCAACATCTACTCTTCCATTAGGTGTTAATGAGTTTAAGAATTGTGTATCACTAGAAACGAAAGTTGGTTCACTAGAACTTCCCTTCTTTGCTTGGATAACAAGACCACCAAAAACACCCTCGAAAGAGGCTACGCGTGTGGATAAATCTACTTCTCTAATATTAACCGAAGCGGCACCACTCATCTTACACCTCCATATAAGTCTTTAACTAATTATTTCTACTTCTTCTTTTACTTTTCTTGACTTTCTCAGGCTGGGCTTTTTTGCCCGGTAGCTTTTTTAGAGCTACGTCTTTAGTAAGTGAGTCCTTATCCAGTAACGTATGGTCAGCAACTTTTTCTCTGCTTCTAGGAGATAGTCTAATCTCCGATTTTCCATATTTTACCACAACTGGGTAATCTACTAAACTAATTAACATTGCAGGGTTGCACATTTCTTCTTTAACTCTGCCTAAATTGACCATTTCCTTATACTTTTTCAAGTCAGGTTTGGTCGTATTACTCTTAGCAGTGTTACCCCTAATCAGTTTCAATTCAATGTTGTTTCTAGCCATGATTCAGTCCTTTACTTTAATTATCTTCTTCAATTATACATTCACTTAGCAATTCATCAAGGTCTTCCTCAGCGAGATTAGGAGAAGACACAAATCTTGCATCAATACTTCTAATTTCACCTTGAGGCTTATCAGCAAAACTGAATAAGAAGCCCCTAACCTTGGCTGAACCTATAATAGACTTAAAATGATTGGCTTCGTCCTCTTGGATAGTAAATTCCTCAAGTTCTTGCCACTTCATAGAGTAAGTCACGTCACCTATTTCGGGGTAGCTGGCTTGGAAAGTCTCAAGTTCTGAAATACCTGTTCCATTGGTATAGGCTATTTCAAATCTCTCCTGAAGCTCAACGTCCTTAGTAAAATAGGCAAAGAGTAAGTCGAATTCAACATATGAGATATTATATCTAACAAGTTCACCGTTTGCGTTCCTAATGCAGGCTTTCTTTGAATCAGCTCTCTTACCTAACAAATGGTCTTCGATAGGTTTTGCAACTGTCCTCTTATAAGCCAACATAGGCAACGGGTCTAAGGTGTTTAAATTGTTGTTATTATTATCTCTAAAAAGTTTCATGGCTGTTTCGTAACTTAAACCATCATCATATAAAACGGCTGTATTAGGCATTTCTTCCCTAACACAATCTTCCCACGCAGCTAAGATATAGGTGACACCACCTAATACATCAGCCATTGAATCGCGGGTTATATTAGTCATAAAACTCTCCAACTATTTTATCTACCTCTTCTATGATGTAATCCTCGTGGAGGTCATCAAGGTAAGCCTCATCTCTGTAGGCCAGAATTCCGAAAGCGTGCAATGTTGCAAACCATCCAATTACTGACCATAAGAGAAAACAGTAAACCCCGTAGAGGTAGTAAAATACTCGCACCTATTTCTTTTCGTCTTTCTTTTTCTTATGCTTATCAGAATCGTCATCATCATCAGACTCTTCTTTGTCATCTTCGTCATCTTCAGCGTCATCATCATCTTCTTCGTCATCAGCTTCTTCAGACTTTTTCTTCTTAGCTTCGTCTTTAGCCTTTTTCATTTCATATTTAGAAGACATTTCATCCATGTATCCCATGAATTCGTTTGCAACTTCAGAATCCATCTCAGCGAGCTTCTTCATTTCGTCACACATTTTCTCTTGCATCTTGTTGTCTTTTGCATAAGACTCTTTCTTAAGCATTTCAACAATACCCATTGCTTTCTTATCTAAAGCACCCATTGAGTTTGCTGAACCCTCGTTTTTCTTAATTTTGTTAGCTAGTTTTTCTGCCAATTTCATAACTGTCTCCTTCTATGGTTATATGAATTTATATTATAAATTTGCGTGGGTTACACCAGATTTGATATCCTTAACAAAGGAATCAAGTTTGGCTTTAAGTTCTTTTTTCTTATCCTTATTAATTAGGTCCATAGTCTCATCGGAAACTTTTACCTTAACATCTTTGCCCTTAGCTTCATTTTTACTTTTCATACCAGAAGTAAATGAATCTAGTTTCTTCATAAAAGCATTTGCTTCAGGCTCATCACTTAAAGCTAACCCCTTAAGTAATTGAATAGCCTTCATCTGAGATTTATTATCTTTAGACCAACCAGTATCGATAAGCTCTTTAATAACATCTTGAGAATCAACCTTTTCAGATAGTGCTTTCTCTTCAGCCGTCTTCTTTTGAAGTGTCTTAAATGTTTCAAAAATACTATCACTCATTATTAATCTCCTAGATTACTTAATTTCCATTTTTTAAATATAGTTTGCGTAAAACCAATGTCTTCTTTTGATTCTACTTTAAATCGTCTTATTTTGCCATCAGATGAGTCTATCTGCAAAGTATCTCCTACAATAACCTTATCTGAGCGTGTGTAAAGGAACCCTAATTCAAACCCACCTGTGTAGGCATCATCAGCGGCAAAGAAATCATCAGAGGCTAAAATACCGACTATCTTATCGACTACTACACCCTCTTTACCACGATTCTTACCGTGAACCTTGCTGTAGATATCTGCTCTACCCGCTACGCTCCTAATTATGGCTAAATCAACACCATAATAGAACTCAAGGTGCTCAAGACCTCGCTCTCCATTATTTTGAATGACTCTTTCCATATCCTTAAGGAAACGCATAAATTACCTATTCTTTAAAATTCCCTCATCTTCGATTCTGCGAAGTAAGGATGAAATATGTTTACAAATACCCAGCTTGTTAGTTGAGTTAGCTAAAGGATTTCCTTCCGGCCATGCTGGTGTCTTTCTGGTATATCCAATAAAACCACCGAAAAGCCCATCAGCATCTTTTAAAGGCTTTTGAAATCTATGCCTAAAATCCATACACTGACACCTTAATCTGACAGGGTTGGTGCCGTACTTTAAATCCTTATGGTAGATTGTTACTTTCTTACCGTCTTTACGGACTTCGATTGGGTGTTTAAAAAGCTTTGTTTCAATAGCTGAAAACTTAGCCTCATAGAACTCACAATAGACTTTATACTTTGTGCTAGTGGACTCAGAGGCACTTAAACAGGTAACCTTAATTTTACCTACTTTTTCATTTGCCTCTTTAACAACCTTAGAAATTTTGAGCTGAGTATAATTCTTCACCTTACGCCCAACTATGTTAGGCGGTGTGAACTTATAATCCCCATCAGCACCCTTACCAACTTTAGGTATGTCTGCTTGGAGCTCTTTTTTTATTCGCTTAAGGCTAACCGGCATTGTCTATTCCATATCTTCAATGTCAGAGTCAATTTCCATAACAACCATTTCGCCTTCACCCTCTTCTTGCCAACCCTGAAAAGACTCTAAGGCAGCTTTATACTTTTTAGTGAAAGAGGCTTGCTTCGTTTTCTTAGATGCGTTCTCAAGCTGTTTTTCAAAATTGTTCATTGCGCTGACAACTTTGTTATGTAGGTTTCTTTCCCACTTAACATTCTCTTCAATCTCAATGTTGTTTAAGGTGTTTATAATATTATTAGCAGCTTTCATATTATGCCTTATTAGCCGCTTTTAACTTAGCAGCTACAGATTTATTAAATGCCTCAATATCGTCTTTAATTAAAGACTTTAGATTAGCTTGTTTTTCAATATAGTCGTCCATACTATCCTCATTAGGATTATGGTATTTGCTAATTCTTAAACTAACACCGACATAAACATGATGACCGTCTTTCAAGGTGATTCTAAAATCATCGTTTGATGACATATCCTCATCAGTTCTAACTGTCTCTAATGTACTCTCTAATTGTTCTGCCAACTTCATACTATCCTCCGTATGCTAAATGAAATTTTTGATATTTAGGTAATTCTTCATCAATTACTTCTTTATATAATTCCCTACCCTCTGAAACAATCTCAGCTGCATCCATTAGGATAGGTAAGTCTTGTAATGTAAATGCTCTACGGCTTCTACCAATACCAATCATAAACATTGCTTGGCATAATTTGATAAAAGCTTGGTCACGGTTTCCAATCGTATTAACAGTCCAAGTCATATTGCCTGAATCATCCTGTGTCTTTTCAATAGTATGGCGATAAACACCAACAATCTTATAGAACCCACTATAAGGAACAGTTAGCTTTCCACTTTCTTTATTATATTTCCAAGGGGCGATTGTAGGCTCTGACAGCTCCGTGGTGCTATATTGTGAACCGTACCCACTACGATTATGACTATTTAGATAATGTCCGTAAAACGTGCCTGTGGTTCTTATAGGGTGTACCTCTGAAAGCCACTCTGGTTTACGTCCAAGTTCGGGGTCAAATGTTTCGTCAAGTGTGAGATTCCTAGACCCCGTTAGGTCTTTCTCATACTCCCTACTAAAAGGTACTTGGTCACTATAGATATCCAAAGCATCTTCGACTAACTCTCTAAAGTTATCAACATCTAGTTCTATGTTCTTAACATTCATTACGAAGTGGCCAGAGCGAACTAGAATTTTACGAAAAATGGCATCTATAGTGAGCAAGATATTCTCCTAAGTTCTAAAAACTACTTCTTAGAACGTCTTTTTTTATTTTTCTTTGTAGTCTTCTTTTTTGCAGGGGCTACAACTTCCTCAGCAACTTCCTCAGTTTTTTCAACAAGCTCTACAACTTCTTCATCTTTTTCAAGGGGCTCATCACCTTCAATCATTTCTTCTTTGGTATGAGCGTGAACTTCTGGTTCAGATGACTCAGGAGCATCAGGTGTATTAGCTGGCTCACTTGGTTGTGGCTCTGAGTCTTCTTCAACTTTATCAACCATCAAATAGTGCTTAAAATTATCAATAGATTTCTTATAAGCTTTGAAGTCGTTGATGTGAAGAGTTTCATCATCCCCAGCTGTTAGGTTAATCTGTTTACCTTGTAGGCTTTTTAAGATTAAGTTTTTCTCTGATGTGTTCGTTACTTTAAAATACATTTCTTTTCCTTGGTTACTATTTCTATGAATTATACTATCTCATAAACAAAAAGGGGAGGGAATACTCCCTCCCCAATATAGGCAAAATTAAATCTCTAAAATTAAGCAACTACGTCAAATCTAACAGCGTACTGAGGAACAACTACTTTAGTAGCGGCCATAGTAGCAGCAACTTTTTGTTGGTTCAGTGGGTTAGGACTTAACGAACTGTCTTGAATAGTTAGAGGCATATATGGAGCATAAACACCAGCACTCTCAAGTGGAGAACTACCAGTATAAAGACCAATACCTTTTTTAGCAGCCAATAGGTTCTCTTCAGGAACTCTTACATAAGTAACACCTCTGTAAGAACCGAATACATGAGCACCAAGACTGTTAGAATCACTTAACAGATTAAATCCATCAAGACCTCTAACAAGAGCAGCGTGTTCACGACCTACAATCATAACCTTAATCGTACCACGACCAGCTCTACTGATTAGATCAGCTTCAGCATCCGCTTGACGGTAAGCATATGAACGTCTGTGGTCATGCTCAGAAACAGCACTTGGAGCTGTTAGAGAGAATTGAGTAGCTCCACCAGCAATAGCATCGTATTGTCTAATGAAGTCTCCACCGATTTCATTGTTGATTGAACGAGTTAGGTCAGTTGCAACATCTTGAATTGCAGAATCACCGATTCTCTTTTTAAGTTCAAACATTTGGAAAAGACCCATAACTGCCTTTAGAGCATACGGCTTAGCGTCAACATCAGTTGAATCTAAAAAGTGGTCAATCTTTGGAACATCAGCCATTGCTTCAAGGTTCTGAGTATAATCAACTTTGATGATATCCCCAGCACCTGGGTCAGCAGCTAAATTAACTGTAATCTCACCAGTTTCATAATTAATGCTACCTGAGATACCATTACCGAAAAGAGTTCCTTTACCGTCAAAATCTTTTGCTTCAATGCTGTTATCAGAATCAAGATAAACTCTAACGAATTGTCTACGAATAGCTTCATTGTTGTTTACAGTGAATGTGTAAGGTAATTGAGCAGCCACAGTAGTAGCACCATCTTCACCAATTACAGCACCAGAAGCATATCCTGAAGGAGTCTTCGTACCTGTTCTTGGGTCAATAAGGGTATCACCGTCAACGATGTTACCTTTACTGTCTTTAGCAACGATGTTCTTAAACCAGATAATTGATTTCTGAGAATCAATAGTCTGAGTTGTAGCAATTACTGGAAGAACAGAGTTCGACATAGTAGCTGTAATAACATCTAGTGCAACTTTTGGTAATTCACCAAGCGTGTTCAAAGAACCCGCAGACTCAGAAAGCTTCTCATAAACTTTCCACTGGTCTAGCATTTTACCAAGTTGAATTTTGTGGTGGTCTTGTAGATTAACAGCCTTACCAACAAGTGACTTCTCAAAAACCTCAATGTGTTTTTTGTACTTGCTGAAATAATGCTCCATTAATCCAGTTTCTTGTAATTTGTCCATTTCTTCTGGTGTCATCTCTAACTCCTTAAATCTAAATTTATATTAATAAAATATTTCGTTTTCTTTCTAACGATTTACAAACTTAAAGAAGACCGAAGTGCAGTTCAAACTTAAGCAAATAAAATCAACAATTAACCAACGAGGCTTGAACCAATCTTCTCAGCGAGAGACATACCTTCTGATACATTATCAGTGTCTTCGTTAAGGTCAGATTCAAGACTCTTGTCATCTTTCTTCTTAAAGCGGCTCTCATTAGTAGGGGCAACCTCTTCATAAAGAGCAAGAATATCTTCTTCACTATACTTCTCAAGAAGTTTAGCAGTAGCTTCGATATCTTTACCGATTGCTTCAGAAAGCTCTTTAGTTTTCTTTTCAGCTTCAACTTTTGCTTCATCTTCAAGACGCTCATCAAATGTTTTAAGCACAGACTCAACTTGCTCAAATGTTCCTAGTCCTTCGTATTTAGCAAGAGTTTCTAACTTCTCTTTACCTTCTTCGATAGAACCAAAAGCTTCCTTAGAAGATTTGATAAAAGTATCAGCTGACTCAAAAGCTTTCTTAGCTTCTTCAGGAGTATCAGCAAGAGCTATAAATGCTTCAAGAACTTTTGCGTCCTCATCAGCTTTAGCAAGTTTAGTTTGAATTTCTTCAACTGTACCAACTTCAGCATAAGCTTTTACAGAAGCCTCAGACTCTTCAAGTTTCTCAAGCTGCTCTTTAAGATGCTTATTTTCATCTTCAACAGTTGCGAAGCTCTCTTTCATATTTGTTAACTCATCTGTAAGATTCCCAACCTTTTGTTTTAGGTCTACGTTCTCATTAGCGATGTGTTCAACCAGTTTTTTACTCGTATCTTCTGCGCTCATAGTATTGTCTCCTTCATGATTACTATCTATATTAAACTTGTTTTCTATTTCTTGCAAAGATTCTTTAAGGTCAGGCTTCGCTTCTAAAAATCCGGGGTCTACAACGAAATCCCAGCCCTCTACATCATAGGTATCCTCATCAACGACAGGTTTACCTTTATGCTTACCTTTGAACGTTCCATTAGCTCTTGAAGAGACTGCTAATTTTGAACCAGCTCTAATCACTGTATTCAAAACTCTGCCCGAAGGTGTATTAAGAATAACTGCGTTACCTATTCCCTTACCTGTAGCCTCATCAATTCTAATATTTGTAACAATATGTGAAACGTAACCTTCCCTAATAGCCTCATCTCCAAGTGGAGCGTCATGGCCTACAGTTCCGAACATCAATCTATCTGTTAATCTTTGTTTAATTCTTGGGTTATCGATTACCTTTTCCCATAAGGACTTAGGGTAATAACGACCGTTGCGACTCATTCCATTGGGAACGAAAAACTCACCTTCAATCTCAGCAAGAATATGCTGCCCATCAACTAGGTCACTACTTTCATTAATTTTGAAAGTTACTCCCGTATTTAATGTTTCTACAATCTTGTGTTTTTGCATTTATGCCTCAATAGCACTGGTTAATTTTTTAATAGCAGTTAGATAAAAATCCTCATGTAAATTACTGATACCATCTTTATCTAAATTCGTCTTAATAGAGTTCCACAGTTTTTCTATTTCTGCAAACTCTTTACCTATTCTACTAGATATGCTGCTAATTACAACTTTCTCATTAACGATATCAAATAGGAAGGTAATTTCGTCCTCATTTAGTTTTTCGTCTTTGAGCATCTTCATCTCTATTCCCATATACATTGGGATAGCGTGGTCGGTAATAAATAGCTCTAAGTCCACCTGTTCCTCTAATAGGTGAAAGTATTCTAATTCCACAAATAGATGGTTCTTAGCGGTGTTTAGACCTTTTAGGTAGGTTTGCTTAATTAGTAAATCTTGATAAGCGCCCTCTGAAACTCTCTTAGTTCTAAATAGCCTAGTAGCTAAGAATCTTCCCAGCCTTTTGTGGAATCTTTTTCCCTCTGTAGACTTATGAAAAGCCTTTATACCTTTCATCATCTTATATCTATTGCCCCTCCAATTCTTCTTCTGGTCAGAGCTCCTTTTATTGTCTTTAAGCTTGCGGACTAAACCTGTTCTAGCTTTAATGAATTTCTTAACTTCTTCATTAGTTGGTTTATAGTTCTCATCGACTGTTCCAATCTTATCGAACTCTCGAATCTCAGCTAAGAATGTATTTACATCTAATTCATTTAAAAATTTCATATTCTTCCTTTCTTTACTTTACGATAAAACTTAAAATATCCCCTATTTGGGTACTGCCGTTTAATAGCCCCAACAGTATTGAACCACCAACAATCAAACCCAGTGCCCATTTAATAAAACTTGGTATCTTTGTAAATAAAACAAAACCTTTATTCATTGACTCAACGTGTTCTTCAATAGGCTCTAAAGATGTTTGAATTTCTCCAACTTTATTATCCACTATCTCAATTTCTCTTTGAGTAAGTTTCATCTCAGAATTAACCTTCTCAATCGTCTTAAGCATTTCAACCTGAATCTCTTCCAGCCTCGTACTTCTAATATGGTGCTCTTTAACTGTCACAGTATTTTTAGCTAAGATGGCATTCATCTTTGATTGTGATTCAAAAAGTTTAGTTGTCTTGTCATGAAGAACGTCCAAACCCTTTGTAATGTTTTTCATGTGAACATCGAATACTTCTTTATCAATTTTGTCATCACTCATCTTCATCTCTCACATTTGATAATCGTCTTGCAACGGCTAATAAGTTTCTAGCTTCATTCATATCTGTTTGCACTAAAATTTGTGCTTGATTAAGAACAGTTAAAGCAGCCTGTATCCCTACTCTATCAGATGGTTTAGATGTAATAAACTCTTTACCAAGTCTGGCTGTGTATCTGGAAATTATTCTAGCTACTCTAGCTTCAGTTTTATCAGCTTCCATCAAAGGTTTACCCTTCTTCACATTTCTTTTAGCTGCTGCAATTGCGTTCTTTAATGACATTTCTTTACCTACAGGTGTTTACTGGTTCCAGCAACTTTTAACCTTTTGTTTTTTACACTTTTTAATCCGGAGCGTTTTCTAAGCTTAAGGCTTCTTTTCCTTTTTCTCTGAATCGCACCTTTACGAGATTTACGTTTCTTAGCCCCACGTTTAATAGCACTTTTTTGCTTTGGAGTTAATCTACGTTTTCTCTTCCTTCTAACTACAGGCAGTCTAACCTTTTTACCACCTCTAACAACCACAACTGAACGTTCAGAAACGTCTCCCTCAGCATCCTCCTGGTCATCAATTAAATCACCGACAGTTAGAATAGCTTGAAGAACATTTTCACTCAACCAACCCAGATTAATTAAGTCTATTGATTTAGTTCCATCTTCGTTATCTAAAAGCTTTGGGTCTACAGGGTCAAGTTCAATAGTATCTAACTCATCGTCCTCATCATCCAGTAAATCCCTATCGGG